GCGTTTGCCGAGGGAGGGTGGAGAGCGTGACACGAGGGTACACCATACCCAGAGCCAGAAAGGAGAATCCGTACAGGCTCGGCAGATCGTAGGGGTAGGTGTGGAAGGTGGGGATAACTTTGGGGGGGGTCCGCGGATTAGTGATGAAGTGAGGGAGGAGGCGAGAAAACTTCATCCTGAACTCGACATCGAAGATGCGGAGCATCGATGGAGGGTTTGGAGTCGGGAAAAGGGCGAACCGGTGCTGAGACCTAGAAAGGCGTTCCTTGCCTTCTGCGCAATCGATCAGAGAAAGGACCGGGCGTGAAACGCGCCTCTAAGCACGTCGTCATGTTCTCTGGGCGCGGCGGCGCGCTGCTGGAACTGGCTAATCCTATTTAGAGCCCGCCCGCAATCGCGCCGACGATCCTGTCGACGATCGCCGTGGTGACCTCCACTTGAGCCTCGGCGAGCGCTTCCTCTACGGCCGCTCTGATTTCCTGGCCCCGGAAGGCGGAGACATCATTGGCCGAGTACGTGAAGTTATCGCCCCAGCTTATGCTAACGTCCGCCTTCTCCTTGCCATCGATCCAACTGACCTTGCAGAGATAATTGTCAGTATCTTCCTTGGCGGACTCGCACCACTCGATCGTGACGTTGGTGATGCCGGCGTTGTTCTGGGGGTTCCAAGGCTCAAGCCCGATGCAGCCAGTGAGGATTAGAGTGGCGAAGATGCCGCAAGCGAATAGGCGGATCATTTCGGCGCCTCCCGCTTCGCCTTGCCTACTACCAGCGCCACACGCTCGATGAACTTGTAGAGCTTGGCAAGGGCAGCGTCGTCGCGCGGCGTCGGCGTCAGGGCCGTGATGGTCGAGGCAAAAACGTGCAGCGCACCCCAGGCCGCGACGATCAGCGGCCAGTTTTCAACAAACCATTCCATGATGGGTCACTCCTTCATTTCACGTCGTTGTAGAAAGCGTGGTTGCCGGTGACGAAGCAGGGCTTATGCCCCTTCGCCCAAGCTGGCGAGATCGACAGCGCGTGGTAGTGCTTCGCGCTGCCGGTGAAGTCTGGTTCGTTGAGAGCCTTGAGGGCGGCGGCCAAGCAGGCACGGAACACCGGATCGTTGAGCGTGACCGTAAGCATCCTGTCGAGATTGCGGGCTTGGGCCGGCGTCCCGGCATCCCAGGCGGAGAATTGCCGGTGGCGTAGGCAGGCCGTGGCCAGGGTGTCATCGCGAGCGAATTGGCCGCTTCTCGATTTCCAGCGGTTGATGGGCGTGTGCGCTACCGCGCGGCGGCCCTCATCGTCTTCCCCGCGCGCCTCGCCGTAGACCGTCCGGGCAAGGATCAACACGTCCTCGAGCAGGATCATGCTCATTGCTTGGGCCCGCCCTGCCACAACAGCCGGTCCACCTTGGCCTCGATCCGCTCGATGCTGGCCGTAAGATGCGCGACATCGTTCTCCACCACGGCGAGCGTGCGCCAAGAGACGAAGGCGTTGGCGGCGAGCAGTATGACAACGGCCGCGGCCAAGGGAGCAAGGCATCGCTCTATGAAAACACGAACGGTCATATCTCGTCCTCGGCCTTGTGCCTGTGGAAAGCGAACCACGAGCCGCTGGGAAGGGTGCCTTCCACCGGCTCCACCTGGATCATGTAGACGATGTAGTTGTCTGGCGTGTAGGTGGGTTCCGACACCGCGATCGCGTGGACCAGCACCGGAGCGCCGCCGAAAACACGACAATCTCTCGTGCGCTCGTACTTAAATGCCGGGAGCGACGTCGCGCCCACGCCGCGCTCCTTGGCCACCGCGAAGATGTCGTCCGCGGCCTTCTTGTTGCAGACGCTAAAGGCCGGGCGTTCCTCGCCGATCGCAGGGGCATGAGCCAGGACGGGCATCGGCCATAAAAAAGCCGCGACAAGCGCGGCAATCAGCAAAAAGGAATGACGATTTATCATGGTTTCGCTTCTCCTTGGTTCCGGCGCATCATCCAATAGTGACCACCGCGGTGGAGCCGATGTTCGCCCACTGGGCAGTGGACATGCCCCTAAGCGTGATCGTCGCGCCCGCGAGATTCACCCCTGAAAGGAACAGGGTTGATCCAGCCCCGCCGGCAGTTCCCTTGAAGATGATCGCGGTTGAGGTGCCACCGAACGAGATCTCGGAGGCGCTGGTATCAATGTGGATTTCCTTTCGCACACCAATCGCCGGCGCCGCGATCTCAAATGTGAGGGCCGTTGAGGACGATGACGACAGGCTGGTGAACCCCGCATTGGTCAACGTCGAGCCAACGCTGCTGGCAACCGCGCCCACGGCTACCGGGAAATTTGCTCGCGCGAAGGTGACGGCAACCGTCGATCCGGGAACGCCGGTCGAGGTGACGACGAACCAGGCTTCAGCGTTCAACAGTCCGGTCGAGACATACACCAGGGTGCCGCGCACCGAATCGCGCTGGCCGTCGAAGTCGGCCTCCCGGCCCCAGGTCGAGCCGTTGAACGAATAAATGCCGTTCTCGGTGTCGGTCGTCTGATCCTTGAACAGCGCGCGGATTCCGGTCGAGGGCGTGACACCGTCGATGTCCCCGGTCGAGGCGAGCGGGATGTTGCCAGTCGAGGCGAGGAGCACAGGTGCCTTGACGGCGACCGAGGTGGTCAAGCCGCGGAGCCTGTCGGTTATGGTTGACGGCATTTAGAAAACCTCACAAAGTGTGCAGCCCAATCAGGAGGAAGCGGTCATGTGGATAATCCTCGCAATCTTCGCGTTCGCGTCCGTCGCTCCGGCGCATGCATCGATGCACAACCTGCCGTCGTGGGAGGCCTATGGCACCGAGCGGTGGTTGGACCAACAAGAGGGTGACCGGATATTCGAGCGGTTACAGCCGCAGCCCTATGCTGATCCTTATGATGGTCTCAGATCAGGCGAGACAGGCTTTGGCGTAGGCTCACAAGAAGAGTTGACCCGTGATCCCTACGATTACGGCTACAGATGAGCGGCTGCTTATAGGAAGCTGCCGCGGCTGATGGCTTGTTGTTGAACGTTTGGCGGGGGGCCAGCCTCTTCACGCTCCGCGCCCCCGACCTCCCACAATAAACCAGCTATCCAAGCGTGAAGCTGTCGGCGAACAAACTTCACGTTTTCCGGTTTACTCAAATCCATGAGAAGCGCCTTCATGAGCGCGGGATCTTCGGTCATCACCGCATCAATGATGAGCCGCGTCGCCGGGTCTTTGACATGCGATTGAATCATGCTGCGCACTCTTGCCGAGATCATGCCTGGAACCTGGATCGTGCCGAACCCGCCGCCAATCCGTGATATGGCCCGCAAGATACCGATACGCGCCATCGACTCGATCATGATGTTGGGAATATCGCCGATGATTCCCTCGCGCGCCGGCCGCGCCCTCCGAATCATGTCAAAACGCAAGGCCGTTTCGAGAGTTTGACCCAAGCGTTCTTGCTGCTCCGCCGTCAACACGCGCGCCGACATCGCTTGCGTGGCTTCGTCTTGCAAGGCGTTGCGGAGCCTCATCCCGGACACATAAGGACGGCCGGCGATATCGGTTTGCGCGATCATCGCACGAGTCAGAAGCCAGTCCAGATATGCCGCCTGTAGCCCCTCAGTCGCCTCGCCGGTTGCGTCGCGCGCCGCGAGATTGACGAGGTTCTGCATTTCCACCCCGGGATCGCGCATGGTTCTCACAGCCTCGAAAGCCTTTTGGGGATCGGAGCGGATAAACAGCGCCGCCTTGGAAATGCGCGGGTTCGCAAGCTTGGAGCCGATGCTTTCGGCCCGCCGCTCGGCGACCAGCAAGGCACTGTCATTCTGGATCGCGGCCTCTATGTCCGACCGGACGCCTGGGAATTCATCCAGGAGCTCCTTATTGTTGCGCAGGAACGCCTCCGCCTTACCTTGGTCGATCCGCTGATTCCTGATGGCGTCCTTGACGAACCGGGCCTTGATGAAGTCCTCGGCCGCGCCCAGAAGTTCATCGGGATTGTCCTGGACAGCCTTGATCATGGCGCGCGCGTTCTCCCCCGCCTTCGCGCCCCTTATTCCCAATGTCGTCTCAAGCGTCAATGCCTCCGGTACTGCCGGCCCCCCACGCCTTTCCGCGCCGAGGAGCCGCCCCACGGGGCCGCGGGTAAATCTCTCATTGAGAGAGTATGAGAAGTCCAGCGCGATACGCAGATCTTGGCCAGCCTCGCCAGAGACTTGGCCCCTCAGGGCTCCGAGATCTGCCAAGATGGCTTCTTGAATATCCTCGAGAATCCGCACCTTGTTCCGACTTCCCGTTCCCGTGCGTAGCTTGGCCCGTTCGGCGCGTATCTCACCGAGAACCCGGCTCCTGAAAACGCGCATCTCCTCAAACGTGGCGCCCTTGGCGAGCGTGCCGCCGACGAACTTGCCCTTTCTGTTCAGCCCGCCCAGGAACTCGGTCACGAAGACCGGGATGTCCTCCGGGTCGGCCGTCCGCCCGCGCCACATCAGCTCTATTTTGAGGGTGCTTCTCGTAGTGGTTGGCAGAACCTCGAGATCAATGGGCAGAACCGCGTAAAGCTCCTCCTCGGTTGCCCGGGCCGCTACATGCGCCTTATCCAGTTCCTGCGCCGCTATCGTGTTGGCTTCTTTGGGGGTTTTCCCCGATGTAAGAGCTGCGATGCGCCTGTCCGCTTCCAGGGCCGCGATGCGGAGTCGCCCATCAAGCAAAGACAGGAGGTAGGCTTGCGCGGCTTCGAAATGCTCCTTGGTTACTGCGACCTGACCCCTCGGGGCTTCCAGGGATTGTATTATCGTGGCGTTGAGTTCGGCAATCTGCTCATCCGCCTGGAAAACAGCCGTATCGCTACTCTCCATGACGGACCGCTCCAAAGCCAGCACCCCAGGTTCGCCGGTTTGCTGGGCGGGCGTCAATTTCGCCTCCGGGAGCACCCCCGGCTCTTCCATACGGGCTAATGCCGCCTCTGGCTCCTCGACGGCACGGGTCATACGCGCCCGAGCCCGCGCGGTTGCGCCGCTTACAGTGAAAAATTCCCTGGCCCGTTGAAGGATATTGGACGCGATTCGTATGACGGTTCCCGAGACCGGCAAATGCCTGCCAACAGCAAGCGTTCCTCGAACTATGGCCCCTGGCGCGGCAATAAGTCCTGCCGGTGTCAGGCCAAACAAGATTGCGCCAAGGGCTTCGGCCGCAGGCGAATCAGGGAAGCGTTTCCGCGCCTCGTAGATACCGACTCCGGCCGCCGCGGCGGACACGGATTCAATGGCCGCAAATCTTTCTGGCTGGCGCACTGCGGTCTCGCCTATCTCTTTAACGCCACGGACAATGGCTTCCCTCGGCCCTCCGGTTGGGAGCGCTGTCGGGCGGACTCCTAGCGGACGAAGCCCAGCCGCCTTCGGCACCGGGAGTGCCAACATGGCGGCCACCCCGTGCATGTGCCCGGCGGAGAATGCCCTGGTATCCGGCTCCTGCCCTCTCGGCGGAGTCCAGCCAAAGCCTGCGAAGACGTCGCGCACTGTGCCTTTTGATGCGCTGATGCCGAACCTTCGAAACAACTCCGCGAAGGCATCCGGCGCGAAATCCAGAGTGTCGGCGATCGCCGTGTTGATGCCCCATATGTACTCCTGCCATGTGCCCCGACCGGCCAATGCTTTCAGGTTGGCTCCGGCCGATCGTTCTTCTGGGGCCAAAAGCCCAGGCGATGTCTGTTGCAGCCGGGAGGGCCCCCCCAATGAAAGCTCTGGATCTGCCTTGGGTTGCACCAACGCCTTGAGCGCCGCGCCGCCTTGAGGCGATTCACCTTCTTCCGCCATTGTGGTCTCTGGCAGGACAGAAACGGCTGTGGTCCTCTCGGATTTTCCGGGGAGCTCGGGCATGCCTTATTGCCCCTTCGTCAATCTGTCGGCCATGAGGTCGACCACCTCTGGCGGAAGGAGGTTTAGCTCTTCCTCCGGCGTTCTTTCGACGAAGGCCCTCAACTCCTCTATCGATCCTGCACCGACATCTTCCACCGTGCGGAACTCAGGGAACGCCGGGTTAAGTTCAAAGTTCCTGATGCGCGCCCGGAAGCCAGCGAGGCTCATAATCTCGCCAAGGGCTTCTGATTTCATTTCTATCGGCAGAGGGGCCTCTAAGAGCCTGCGATTGATCTCGATATGGTCGGTAAGCAACTGTTCTATCGTTTGAAGCTCTACCCGGACGGCCTCGGGTGATCTGAGAATCGCTGGCCCCTGGAAGATCCGCGACAACTTCACCTGCTCCCAAACCGGAAGTCGAGGGCTGCGCCTGAATGCCACGACAAACTCGGTCTCAAGAAGCGCCAAGCGTTGACGTGCGGTAACGATGTCCGGGTCAACATATGAGGGATCGATTTGGCCGACGATCCTGTTGCCGAAGAAGTCAATGAAGGCGGACACCGCACCAGTCGCGTCCTGCACCCGAAGTTTTTGCTCGGCGCTGGCCAACTCGGCTTCTGTCGGACCCTCGGCCGTTTCTTGCTCGATTGCCGCTATGCCTCGGTCTGCGATCTCAGGGAAGGAAAGTGCTTCGGGCAAATCAACCCGTTTTGTGGCCAACGCCACGGCCTGGCCGATACTATCTTCCTCTCCCGCCTCAAGGATTTTTTCGGTCTCGGCGCCAAGTTCCTGGGCGGCACGGGCTACATCTGCGGGCAGCGCCGTTGTTTCGCTACCACCGAGAAGTTGTACGGCTTGCCGACGAATCTCCGCCGAAGCATCACGTTTGATTGCGCCAGTTTCATCAAGTACATCCGGTCGCACCGGCACCACTTCTTCGAACCCAGCTAATTGAATACGCTCCCCTGGTCCGGGCTCGCGCCCAAGAATGGCAGTCGCTTCTTCAATCGTGGCTGCACCCGCGGCCGCGCCCGTAAGGCCGCGATTGGCAATTTCTATCCTCGCGTTGGTGAGGCGCCGGAAGAGGTCGCCTTGAGACTCAGTTCCGAGGACGCCACGCACTGCGGGATCGAGCACGATCTCCTCGGCATCGTCGATCTCGCCTTGGGCGATTAGTCTATCCACCGCGCCGGTGATGATCCGTGAGTATGTATCGGCTCTGGTGAACCGTTCTTGCTCCGGCTTGAGACCAGGGGCGTGCTTGTCGACCAAGGCATCGGCTTCGACTAACAAAGATAGAGCGGCGCTCGGATTTTCGAATGCACGCCTTTGCAGATCGGCGGCGCCCTCCTCGATCTGGCCAAGGAAGAAGGCGTTTTGCGCGCCCAGCGTTTCCGCTGCCGCTTTGCCCATCCAGGAGTTGTGTCTCTTATAAAGGCTGGCTTCGAAGGCGGCGCGAGCATCGACCGAGCCCGAGAAACCGGTGAGCGCGTTTTGCCTGGATTGAGAGGAGAAGTCCCGATATTCGGTGCCCGTTTTGATCAGTGCCCAGTCCTGTTCGGTCGAGATCGCATTGAACCTTTCTCGCATGCCTTGATCATAGGCGGCTTCCGCCTTTGTAACCGCTATCAGATCTTCTCTTTTCCTAATGCGGGCTTCTGCTTGGGCGAATATATCCCCGGCTTCGCCCAGACTCTGCGCGAGCGCGCCCAGCTCGGTTCCTGTTTGCGCCGCTTCTCGAGAGAAAATATCGGCAGCGGCCTGCACCCCGCGGCCGGCCACGGCCACATCTTGTACGCCCCGCGTCGCGCGCGGGGTGGGACGGCCTCCGAGGGCCGTTACATCTGGAAGTTTTGGCATGGTTTACCCGTAGGAATATCGGCGAACGCCGCCGCGAGACGATCGCCGGGTGTAGTAAGTGGAGCCTCCGCCTGTCGGAGATTCGGGGCTGTACTTGGCGAATAGAGAGGAGCCGCCTTCGAGAAGTGTACCGGCGGCGGAGAGCCGGGACCGCGCCGCCGCAGACCGGCCGGCGCGCCGCGCCGCTTGTCCAGCAAAGAGCGCCCCGGCCCCGCCCGCACGCTCGAGCGTGGCACCGTATTCAAGACCCCTGGCCCTCTCCTCGCCCTCATAGAGCGCGGTCAAGGCCCGGGTTTCTTCCTCGGTGCCGATGTCGCCAAGGATGCCGACGATGGTGGGATCGAGTGCGCCGGCTCCCGAGGCCGCCGAGAGCGCCTGAACCCGGGAGGAGACAAACCTACCGCGCCGCCTTTCCTCTTGTGCCGCGCGCTGGGAAACCGCGCGCTCCTGGCCCGCCTGCTGCTCCATGACTTGGGCTTGGCGGTTGGCGATCGCCGCCCGATGGGCAGCGGCGGCGGCTTGCGCTTGGCCCGCCGCCTGTTGCGCCGAGGCCTGCTGCATTTGGCCGACGACACCAATGAGGGTGGAGGCCACCATCATCACGTCGCCTGCGGTGACGGCGTAGGTGCCGAGCATGATACCCGTCTCGATGCCAGTCATTTCATTCTCCAGAACATGCCCCAAGCCTCGAAGCCAAAATGCTTGAGCGCCGTCGCGCCATCCTCGCCCATGTGCGCGACCACCTCGATTCCGAGTTCCCTCAGCATGGCGACCAGCGCGTGGGCCCCCTTGACCCGATCGCGCTTACTCATGGCCTCGTGATAATCGGTGAAAGCCAGTACCACGCCGTCGCTCAAGTAATAGCCGCCGATGCCTAGAACCTCTCCGGCCGTCGATTCGGCGGCGAGGGCGCGCACCGTCATCGGCGGGGCTGTTCCATAGAAATCGACGAAGTCGGCGCGGGTCGCCGGGCGGACCGTGATCATGTCTTCTCTTTCGTTTCGATCTGGATCACCATGCCGAGCACGGTCACTGGCCGGGGTGCCGTCGCGCGCAGCACGATCCTGGAATCCGTGTCCCACTCACCGGGAAACTCGATGGACTCTTCATCGAAGGTGGCGTTCACGGCGTCGGTCGAGATGGTGGCCCCGGCCGACATGAGTGGTAGAGGATCGAGAGTGTCGGTCGATGGTCCATACTCAAGGCCTTGGGCGTGGGCGTCGGCCAACACCAAGCCGATATGGTTGACCCGCTTTCTCTGCGTCAATGCGGTGCCCAGCGAAGAAGGAACCGCATAGGCGAGCTTGGCCGTTCGGTAGAACCCGGTGTACGGCAGGCCAATGCACACCGTGGTCGATGCCTGAGAGATGGTAACGCCGCCGGTTGAATCGACGGTGTAGCTGCCGAGATCGGCGGTCGAGCCCCACGCGATCACGCTCGAGCCCACGAGGTGCGTGCTCGGGATTAACGTTGCAGCGGTGCCATCGTAGACCGTGAATGAATCGGCGAGCCGGTTCGAGGAGCCGCCGCGCCCCTGCGCTTCCTGCGCCCACTTTTCAAGATAGCGGACGGTCGATCCGTTGATCTCACGGCGCACGATGTAATAGACCGCATCCTCGACCGAATCGGGGAGCACCGCGACCTCCTCGATCACGCCGTTTATCCCATCGGCGTCGCCAGTCTCGATGTCTATCCAGGCCGTCACATCCTCGGCGGGGTCGGAGACCAGCACGGCGACCGTGCCGTCGGTGGCCCCGCGCACGCAATGGATTCGCGTGTCCGGCTGGCGCTGTACCGCCATCCTAGCAATCGACGGCTCGCCCATCTCCGGGACGAGGACCGTCCGGTCGGCGGTCTCATAGTCGAGCGATTCGCCCGAGTAGCCAGTCTCCATGACGCGCACGCCGCCCTGTTGGACGCTCAGCAGGCGCTTATCGACCTTGACCGCTTGGACGTTGCCCGATCCCTGGTTCGAGATGTCGCGCAAGTTGAAGTTCGAGGGGGTGATGGGTTCATCCAAGGATCCGGTCTTGGCCTGCAGCTCGCGCATCCCGGTGCCGATAATGAGCCGGCCTAAGGAGGCGAGCCACTCAATGTTGTCGACCGCTCCGAAAGCTATTGAGCGATTGATTACGCCTGAATCGCCTTCGACATCGGGATCGAAGGATTCATAGGCGTCGGAGATTGAGCCCCAAATCTTCGCCTTGCCCGCCCAATACAGACGCCCCTCGTGGAACGATACGGCGGATGGCCAGCCCCGGAAGTCACTCCACTCGCCCTCTTGCCACAACTCGGTCGGCCTGGTCGAGCCGAGCGCGACGAGCACAGAAGCCGAGCTTTCTGTCGCGGCGGCAACCGAGGTGATGCGCACGATTCCTGTGATTCCGCCAGACGGAATGCTCAAAGCACATACCGGCGAACCCGAAGTGTAAGTCGAGCCAACGCCGATGCGGTAGAAGATGATTTCATTGTCCTTTTGATCATCAAATGATTTCGTGGCTGTCGTGTTGGTCCATATCAGCGACGGTGACCTGATGTCTCCCCAATCATCTGTCGAACCTTGTGACCGTTGCAGTCTGACAGTCGCCGTGAATGTAGAGCTCGCCGTAATGGAAATATCGAAAGTGCGAGTGTGGTCCGTGGTGCCATCGCTGCCCAAATCGACGCCAGTGACCCGAATCGGATCTGACCATTGGTCCGCCCCGGAAAGCGTGATCGACACTTCCTGGCCTACCGAAGTTATGCGGAACAGGGCCCCGATATGATTCGGGTCGAACAGCGGCTTGTCGCACTCCAGCGTGATGTTGCCCTGAAGCGCCGAGGGAGTGAGCCGTTTGGCAGTGATATTCGGATTGCGGAACGGGCCGTCTTGGGGCTCGTAATCCGCCATGCCCCAGGACTCCGCCCCGTAGCGCTCAATGCGCTTCTGCTGATAGCTGGAGTTGGCGACGAATATGACATCGGCCGATGGATCCCATCTGAGCCGGCTAAGATCGGCACCGGCCCAAGTCGTGCCGATTACCATGTCGCCGGACGATTCGACCGCGATCGACTCGACGAGGCTCCGATAGTAGGTGTTGGCCGAGAACTCGATGTAAAAGTTCCCGGTTGAGGCAATGGCGAGCGAGTAGGTGCCTGGTCTCAGGCTCGCTTCACGGAAATAATCATCGGCCCCGGCGGAAGACCCGATCCTCAAGTTGACCCGGCCGCGTGCGATGACCGTGGTGAGTCCTTGCGTGATAGATGTCGATGTCGATGTAATGGTTTGACGACGGATCGCCTGGGCGTATCGGGAGCCGACCAAGCTCATGTAGTTGCCGGTGAACCACCCCGAGGTCGAGCCCGACTCGTCGGCGTCTGTCCAGCCAGCGAGCGAGGTAGAGGTAAAGGTGCCTCCGGTGATCGCCGCAGTCGAGGCGGCACGGGTGATGACGGCATCGCTGCGCCACACCCGCATCGCCGTCGAGGTCAGCTCGATGAGCGCGGTGTCGGTGGCCGAGAAGATGAAGGGCAGTAGGACCGCGGTCGATGAGTTGCGGATCGTGCCGATGTACTCGAGTCCGGGCCGGAGCATCATCGAGCCGAGGGTGCGCGGCATGAAGTTGGTCTGCACCTCGGCGGAGAGCCTGGTGCGGTCGAGGTCGACGCGGGCTAGGCCGAGGGCCGAGATTCTTCCGCGGTTGAACACGACCAACGGGGCGTTCGTGCGAGCCATGCGACTTACAATCCGATTATGATGGCATTACAATTCGAGCGTGCGGCGGCGTGACAGCGTCGGGGTGAGGCTGCGCCTGTTAGTGCGGTCTGTCAGAGAGCTTGGTCCGGTGAAATACCAGACAGGTGGCTCGGTAGCAGGGCGGGAAACCCTGCCCGCACCCTTCCTTTACCCGATCAACTGGCCCCTTGAGCCACGGTCGCGGCGCCCGGTAGAGCGGCCGAACCGCGCCCTCGCCCAAGAAGATAACGGCGGCCACCGCGGCGGCTCCTGGGCGGCGTCCTTGGAGCGGGCGTCGATGAGATACCTTTTCGTCTTCAACTGAAGTTCCTTGTAGTCGGCGTCGTTCAGGAAGCGCGCGCCGATCTGTGTCGCAAGCCAATGGCCCGCCCATAGTGTGAAGGTCTCCGGCCACAGGGTGAGATCGTTGCCGAAGCTCGCGTCGTCCGAGATGTAGCGCATATAGATCGGGTCGACGTCGGCGTAGATGAAGGCCTGCTCGGGTTCATAGCGGACAAGCGGATCATCGAAATATTCGCCCGCCGAAAGCTGGACCAAGCGGATGTAGTCCGTGGGTATATCGAAGACATAGGTGAATCCGAAGGAGGTCGACACGGACGTCGAGCGGTCGATCTGTACCGTGCGGATGGCGAAATTCCAGTAGCCCTGCTCAAGGAAATACTCGATCGCTCCGGCACCGCGATTCCAGATTTCATCGAGTAAGCGCCGCGGCTCGCGTCCCTCGGTAAGAGAAGCAATCGAGCGTTCGCCGACCGCGGCCAAGGCGATGTTGTAAAGCGCGAGTTGGTCGGTGGCCATGGCTCAGGTCTTCATTTTCCTCAGATGGTCGCGCAGGTAGGCGACGGCCTGGGACTTGGGGTAGAAGCGATCCTTGATCACCTCGCCGGTGTCGCGGTTCAACACCCCCCACTTAGCGCCTGGGCCTCTCCATTTGACCACGTACAGATCGGACGTGAGGTCGGCGACATCGGCCTGTTCATGTTGGACCACATGGATCGGTGATACCCGGACCTCCACCCGACCGACGAACATGACGCGTAGAAGCGCCTCCCATGAGCCGTCCTCGCAGAACGCCTCGATCAGGTCCATGGGCCGGATTGAGGCGGTGTGGTGCGCCCAATAGCCGGGCTCGAGAATGGTGGCGATTTCTGTCCCGGCCGGAATGTCGGCGAACAAGGTGCGGCGCGCGTGCTCGGCCTCCTTGAGCCGGCCGAAATGCAGCCGCGCCGCTTGGACCGGGACCGGAGCCACTTGGGCCGGGGCTGGAGGCTGCGGCTGAGGCTCTGGCGGTGGAGATCCGGGTTTCACCGTAGCAGCGTGTGGCGGCTCGGCATGGGTCTCGACACCTTCTGGGTCGCCTTTGACCGCCGTCTCGATACCTTCGGATCCTGGACCGCCTGGATCCTCGGGAACCGCCGCAGTTTTTGTCTCTTGCATGATCTCTCCTCATAGAGAAGGGGCGACCAAGAAGGTCGCCCCAAGGGTTGAGTTAAGAGAGGTGGTTACGAAGCCGAACTCACGATGAGACCGGCGGAAACCGTAACGCCCGTGCTCGTGACTGCGTTGATCACGTGATTCGAGATTATGTAGGTCGTTGACCTCGAAGCGATCAGACAATCGCCGAGCGACATGCCGAGCTGTTGGCCATCGGTGAAGAAGCCAGCCTCGGCTATGTCGGAGGAGTCGTGCGTGGACTTGTAACCCCACGTGTTCGGCGGTGACCACGAGCCTGCGGCCCCCGTCGAGGGGAGTGACGACCCCAATCCAGTTGACGCAATGCCCTGAGCGATTAGCAGAGGGACATTGGCGCTGGAACCTTCCGTAGAAGATGCGTAAGCCATGATTCCCTCCTTATGTCGCTGCGTAGCCGGAGGCGTCGTGAAGTGCTTGGACGACTCCAGAGTTCTGCAAGAGGACCGCGCCCATGTGGATTGATTCGCGGGCATACGAATATGCCTGCTCCTCATCGTAGCCCACAGCCATGTCGATGCCATCCCTATCGATCGCGCAGCCAATGGCATCGCGGTGATAGAAAAAGCACTGTTCGGATGAGCCACTGCCGCCGGCGCCCACCGAGTTGGTGAGCCGCGGGTGGACCATCCAGTTGAAGCCAGCCCAGCGGCGGAAGCGCCGCGCCGGGCCAGTGAACGGCTTGACCTCGACGTAGTCGGCCGAAGCGTACTCTGGCACCTGCATCATGTAGCCGTGGAAGGCGGGACTGACCAAGGCGTACAGGTTGTCCTCGTCGGTGATGTCGACGAAGTTGTTGCCAAGGATCGTCATTGCCCACACGACCACGTCCAAGGATGCGATGGCCGCCGTGCCGGTGTTGTTGGTCGAGGTGTCGAGCTGAGCGATGATCAAGTCGTCGATCTGCCGGTTGATGACACTCATCGAGGTCATCTGCATGATCCGGCGCTGATCACCCTGAGAAGCGAAGATGTTGAAGTTGGTCTTGCGCACCAGGTCGTGATATTCCCGGAGCGTTGCGGTGTTCTGATCCAAGGCGTCAGCGCGTGCCGGGATCAGGCCGTTGACGCCGCGTGTGACGGCGCTCGCGGAGCCTGAGCCGGCGACCAGGAATACCGCCTCGTTGCCTGAGATAACCGCCTCCTGCACACAGGTCGCGCGCAGAATCGTTTGGCGGTCCTCGAAGGCGGCGATGAACTCCTGCCGATACTGACGTTGGAAGGCAGTGTCAGCCATGATGGGTCTCCAACATGCCCATCGCGCTCGCACTGAGCGAGACGGGCCTGGGGTTGCCGGAAACCGTGGCGCAGGGTGTCTGCTTGTGTGTGCTAGGGGGTGTCCGCCGAAAAATTGCTTATTGCTTATTGCCGGCCGGCGGGGCCGTCGCTCAACCTAGCAGGGCGTTGCCCTCGGTTGCTCGTGCGCGGGGCGGGACGCGGAAGCGCGGGTGTCCGCCCTGCGGCTTTGCTTCTTTCAAAAGAAGCCTAAATGTCGAAATCCCTCATGTCCAGTGTCGTCAGCCTTATCCGGCCAATTCGCCGCCTACTCCCACCAATTGACGAATCCCTTAAGGCCGATTTTCTTGACGAACCAGCGTTTGCGTTCCGCCAGAATGCGTTCGTAATTGCGTGCGCGCTGCATGCGAACCTTGGTCACCATCGGCAGGTGGAAGTCGATAATGTCGCCGTCGAAGCCATGGATGTAGGATGCTTGCCGCGTGATTTCCGCATGACCGACGCGCGAGAACCAGCTCGCGTAATCGGTAAAAGTGAGCCTTTCATTGTCCGAAGAAGGAGGCTCGATCCCTTCATTGCTGATCCCGGGCGCCAGCACCATGGCGCGCTTCTGCGCCTCGGCAACGACGGGTGCCGAGACGAAGGCGGCTGCGAAAGCGCGCAGGGCCATGCGGCGGGTGAGCGGGGTCATGCGTTGCTGAGAGCCTCTTTCACATCCTCCGGCGTGTGCGCCTCGAAGTCGCGGAACTCGCGCGGCTTCCAGTGTGCGACGTCGACCGCGATCTGACTATAGGCCGCTTGGTTGATCACCTTATAGCCGCCTTTGGCGACCCGTGGTGATCCGGCCGCCTTCAACCGTTCAAGATTGCCGGGCGATACCAAGTCCACCGACAGCCCATCCCGCCCGCCGCGATTGTCGGAATGGGGCGTAAGCGGCAGCGCCCCAGAGCATTTGCCGCAGTAGCGATCCACTTGATCCTGAAACTCGGCTGGGATCTTCTGCCACCAGCCGGGCTCGACTGGGTAGCCGCCTGGCCCGTCAAAGAGCCAGTCCTGAGCGGCGGCGATCTCGCAGAAGAACGCGCCCTTCGGGGTGATGGAGGCGCTCCACCGGGCCTGGAAGGGGCAGTTCTCGATCATGATCCGGCGAAGTTCCGGGTCTTCAACGACTTCCTCGATGGCGACCAGGAGCGGGTGGTGGCGCCCCGTCGTTTGGGTGTGGTCGTTGTAGGAGATGCGCTTCTTGTAAAAGGTCTCCAAAATATCGGATTCGTATACCTCCCACTTGAACCCGCTGGTCCAGAACTCGCGGCGCCCCTTGTCGGGGATTTTCTCCCGGAATAATGCCAGAATTTCCCGGAACTTCGGATGCAGCGCGGGTTCCCCGCCCATCATTCCAATCCGTCCAGGGAAGCCTTCCAATGAGGCGATCGCCTTTCGGATCATGTCCAGGTCCATGAACATGGGCTTGCGGTGGTGACCGATCATCCGCGTGCAGTTGGCGCACGATAGGTGACAGGCCCCGACCACGACCTCGATGTGGATGACGGTGTTGTCGTAGATCGGGCGCACCTACGTCGCCCTGGACTTATGCCGCTGCTCCATCTCGTCCAGCTCACGCCAGCGCGCCTGCAAACCCGAGGCCTTCGGACCCTTCCAGTATTCGGAGTTCTTGTCTGACATGAGGGCTTCGAGTGGTGTCTTCTCGGCCTGAATGGTTTGCAGCGGCGTCTCTCCGGGCGCTGGAGTCACGGTGCCGTGTGGGTTGATCTCGCGAGCAGCCCAGGCCAGGAAACGGAGGATGTCAGGGTCATCACCGAAGGGCGTGCCGTCGTTGAGCCTGGCCGCGAAGAACTTCTCTTTGAGTCCTTTGACGCCGTGGCTGTCGAAAAGCCCATGGACGCCGTTCAAGTTGGGGCGGTATTCCGGGCCCCATTCGGCCCTGAGCTCGTCCTCATTCTGGGCTCGGTTTGTCTTGTCGGCCTCGGTCTGCTCGGTGAGCAAGCGCTCCTCGTTGGCGTAGTACCATTTGAGCCCTTCATGGACGTAGGCTGGCGGCGCATCGGCCGCGTGCATGGCGGTGAGGTACGAAGCGACCAGCGGCTGGTCGCTCTCGCCGATGATCAGCCCCTCAGGCAGTCTTTCGAGATAGCCCTCGGGTTCCGCAGGAATGCCAGCCTGGGCACGCCATTCGTTGAGCACCTCCTCATCGGTGCCGTCTGGCTTCGTGGCCTGCAATTCGCCAGCCGACATCTTCTGCCGGAAGGCCATGAGTGCTTTGACGACGTTTCCGAAACTCGCATAGCGGCCAAGGTACTGCTCGGTCTTCGGATCACCGCCCGAGGCGAGCGCGCGCCAGTTGTCGGGAAAGATGGTGGGCGTCGGCTGGGGTTCGTCTTCTCCCTCACCGCCGCCCTCGGCCAAGGTGGGATCGCCGCCATCCCCAGGGGGCTGGTCCGGGGCTGGACTCGGATCGGGCCCTTCGCCCCCCGTGGGAGGTTCGGGCGGGCTGTCCGGCGATGGCGGCGATGGGTCTCCCGCTGGGGGGGAATCAGGTTCCGGGTTGTTCGGTGCTGGGTTTGGGTCTGGGGGCATGATCTTTCCTCAATAGTTTCGTGTTGATCTTGGTGGCCTTGACGATTTGCAGGCCAGCGTGACGTAGGCCCTCGGCGAACGCGGTGTCGCGCTCGGAGTCGGGCCGGAACGACAAGTCGTAGGTTCGGCACACGTCCTCAACTATCCATTTCAAGGCGCGGACTTGCTGGTGGGGTTCAGCCTCGCCCTTGGCCATCGCCTGGATGGCCCCTATGTCGGCGAGCTGATAGGGAGCGGGTGCCCATGGGGCGCCGGCCGGAGCTTTGCGAGCCATTGATTTACCCAATTGTCCCCAGATAGATTCCAGTTTTCGCGGGATCTTAGCCTAAGCCCTTGTTTTCGCGCGATAACTGGAAACGAGATTTATCCCAGTTTTCCCCAGATCAGCCCGCTGGCTGTCCGGTGCCTTGCGCCCCAGCGAAGTCCTTGACCGCGCTCCCCACATCCTTGGCGACGCCCGCCGCGGCGCCAGCAGTCCCGATCATGGCTGGGAGTGCCTCTGCTTGGCGCCTGGCCTCGTTCTTTTCCTCGAGTTCGCGCTCGTCGCGGGTCCAGTCGGCCGGCACGCCGATGCCGTCGAGCACGTCGCGGAGCGCGTCGACCGCCTTGAGCATGGGGGCCGCATCAGGATCCAGCTCGACGGCCTCAACGAGCGCAGCCTTGGCCTCGAGGAACTTCTGGCCCTTACGGCGCGAGGCGGACTCGTGCAGCGGGCTCTCGAACTTGAACTGGAGGTCGGCGCCGCGGAGTGTCTCCGGGATGTCGGCGGGGGAGCCGAACGCCCCGTTGCGCATGAGGAGGTCGAAGGTATCCTCGCATGTGCCGCCGTTGTACTCGAACTCCACCGGCTCAAAGATCGGCATGGCCTGACGAATCCATTCCGAGATGCGCTGGGCCGTCTCGAAGGCGGTCATGTCACGCACGTCAGCGGGCGGCAGCGAGAGGGAGTTGAGGAAGAACGCCTCGGTGAGCGCCTCGCGCACATCGGCGCGCATATTGAGGCCGATGCTCACCCCTTGGCCGCCAGCCGGGTGGTAAAGGGGGTGCAACGCCTCGCCGAGCTTCTCGTCATACTCGGCGTCGACCCAAGTCACCCCGCCGGCAAAGAGCTGGATGTCCGTTCGGATCGCCTCTTGCGTCGCGATCATCGGCGGGTCGGCAAATTTCTCGCCCGCCTCCAAGAGCGTCAGCGTCATCGCCTGGATCAGCCTCGCATCGGGCAGGGCTGCGGTAACCGCAGGGGAGGAGGCGTATTGCGAGCCGGGCACGGTGACCCAGCGCGGGATCAAGTAGATGCGCGAGAACGAGCCGATCTCCTCCATGAGATAGTCATTGGTCACATCGATCCAGACCGAGACCCAAGGAGTGCGGTAGCGTTTGCCGGCCGGATCCCTCTGCTCGTAGTTGTCGGCGGCGATCACGATGTGGCGGCACTCGAACTTCGTGTAGGGATTGTCCTTGAGCGCCTCCTTGACCTTGTCCGAGACGTGTGAGCCAAAGGTGGCAACGAGCTGGCTGGCCGTGGGCTTCCACTTGCGATGAACCGTGTCGATCTCGCCCTCGGCGTTCTCCACCCAAGCCACATCCCGCAAATGCCACGACCGATAAAGAAGGGTATCCCTTGCGCGGTTGAGCTCGATGGTGAGTACGCACTGGCCGAAAGTCGCGAAGGCGTGGTCGCCTTCCTTGGTGGCCCGCACAAAATTGGCGGCGCGATCATACATGGCCCGGCGCATGATGGTGGTCGCCCACTCGAGCCAGCGCTTGGCTTGCATGTCCTCGCGCTCCTCGCGGGTCGTGATAATGGAGAACCACACCCCGGGCGAGGTCGTATCCAGATTGACGGGACGCAGGAGTGCCGAAAAGGCATCGCCGAGGGTTCGGCGCGCGATCAAGGGGTAGGACGTGGTCAGGTGGTCGGCGAACTCCTCGCCTATAGAGCGCGTGGTCGTGAAGGTGGCGACTTCTGGATAGAAGTTGAGCGCGACCTCCTGCCAAAACGAGTCGAGATCCTTGCGCTCGGAGAACAGCCGGTCGCCGTCTTTCAGGAGCTTTCTGTGTCGCTCATCCATGTGTCGCTCAGTTTGGTAGGATGATTCCGCTCACCGGCTGTAACTTGAAGCCGGGTTGGTTGCGCGCGGCGCGCACACCGCGGTCAATCAGAGGCGGGATCAAGGTGATCAGTTTCCCGCGCGCCGCCGCGTCCGGCACTTCCGCCACTAGGTTGACGACGCATGTGAGGAGTGCGCCAACCGCCTCGTTTATTGGTATCGCCACTGGTTGGCCGGAACGATCACCAGGGTCGCGGTAGGCGAGCGTCAGCGTTGTCCAGAGGGCCTCGGTGACTGCGCGTCGCCTTCCTGGATCGTTTTCAGTCAAGGTCGGCATAGTTCATCCACTTCATGTAGATATGTCCACATCTGGGACATCCGAACGGAGGGGGATGGGGCTGAAGGAACAACTCGCACCATTTCCCTCCCCGGTATATTCGCTTCCAACCTTGGCTAGGGCCTAGCTTCTGAAGCCATTCGTGAGCGCAGGTCAGGCAGCGATACGCAGCGATTCACCTGGCCTGCCGTATGACTTCGGGAGGCAAGGCGAATCACGCACCGAGCTTCTCTATGCCGCCGCGTTCGGAAAGGATGGTCGACTGAAATCCCGATCGTTTCGTGGCCGTGGCAGCGAGGCGGCGCTTGCGCTGACGCAGCGCCACGTTCTCTGGATCGGGCAGAGGGGCCGGCGATGGCGGCGGTGGAGGTGGTGGTGGAGGCGGAGGCGGTTTGGGGGCTCCGCCGAAAAGTGCGCCCATGATGTCTCTCCTATTTCCTGCGTTGCGCGTCATGCCCGCGATGGACTGCGGGCCGATGCTGGTTTCTCAATGCTTTGCGCCAGATGGTGCCGTGGGTGGCCACGGTCGCTCCCGCCCACCAGGCCATGACAACAGCGTCGCCTGAATCGGTCGACCGGCCCAGGCGCTCGACCACCTTCTCCTTTGGCTCGAGCTTGATGCCGTTCGGCGTCACCTCGAAAGTGGCCGAGGTGAGATCGCCGACGAGGCGGGGGTCATCGGGCAGCGCGATCGGCGAGCCGTTCGGCTGGTCCGGATCGAGCGCCTCGCGAAAGCCGTAATAGGCTGCCGTCCGCGTGTTGACGAAGAGATGCCTGCGATCTTGGGTGCGCTTGTTCGATCCCTCCGCGCCCTTGAAGCCCACGCACTCGATGTTGTTCTCGTGCAGCTTCTCGTAGAGCGCACCGCCGTAACCGCCGCCGAGATCAACCACGACAACGGCGTTATTCCTGCGGTGCGAGACGACGATGCCGGCCGACATCGAGCCCATGCGCGCCACCTTCAGCTCGGCCCCGGGCACCTCTATTAAGGGCGCGTACCAGCCGTCGTAGCGCATGGCGATCATCATCGGATCATCGCCGCCGCCAGAGGCGTCGACTCCCATGGAGCACATCGGCGCGTGCAGCGGCGGGCTGTCGGTCCAGCGGGCCTGCGCGGCGCGGACCCAGGCCATCGGGATGAGCTGGTTCGGCACATCAGCAAGTGCGGCCTCGAAGTCCCCGGCTCGGTAGATCTCCCGGAGGCCCTTCGGCGCCGCTGCCCTGGTGGCGTCGTATCCGGTTTCGGCCAGGTCCGGGTTCTCGTGCAGATAGCCGCGGATGAAGGTGCGGCTCTTGGCCATGATCGGCTCGCCATCGACGATATGCGGGCCTCGGCCGTCGACTTCCGTGTCGCGCCCGTTGATGGCGGTGAACCAGCGAATCTCGCCTGACTTGGCCGGGTTGGGGTGCTTGGGATCGAGCCATGGTCCCCAATGCTCGATCACCCACAGGCCCACAGGCCTAATCGGCGGGTTGAATGTGGCCACAACCCGGCAGCGCTGGTTCGGGTCGGTCGTTCGGTTCCACTGGTTGACGAACAGATACTGCGAGCGCGTGAAGTCGACGACTTCATCCCAGCCGATCAGGTCGCGCGGCGTGCCCTTGTACTTCTGCTTATCGTCCTCGTGCTGGACGCCGCCACATTCGATCAGGCGGCTGGGCAACTCCCAGGTGCCCTTGACGGTATTCAGGCCCCGGCGGTGGCCGAGGATCTCGAAGTAGCGCTCGACGAGTTTGCCCGCCTCCTTGTTGGTTCGGCGCAGGATCAGCGAGCGGTGATGCGCCGTGAGCGACAGGCCAATGAGGAGGTCGGTCTTGCCCGGGCCCGCCTCGCCGCCATAGCCGATCTCATCGGCCTCGCAGAAATACGCCTCGGTTTGCGAGCCTGGATTCGGGAGCCAGACGCCGTCGGCAAGATCAATGATATTGCCAGCCGCGGCTACAACATCGTCGTTGAGTTTCGCCTGGGTTTTCTCATCGACGGCGGCAACGCGCTCGACGATCTCGGTGAGCAGGTTCACTAATACGGCTCCACCATGCCCCAGACGTACATCCGGCGATAAAACTGGGTAGCGCTGAGTTCGCCCTTGAGCTGGTTGATGTTTGCCGCGATTTGGCCGAGCCGGGCGTTGTTCGCGATGAGCACGCGCTCGCCCTCCTCGATGTCCTTGGCCTCGGCTTCATAGGCGCGCATGGTCAAGAGCTTGCCTTCCTGGCGGTGTACTTCGGCGCTCAAGGCGTCGTACTCCGGCTGCTGCTTCTGAATCATCTCGTCGATCCACTTGGCTTTCTTTTCCAGTGTGAGCGCGAGATGGGTTTCCCAGCGATCCGGGTAGGGCGCCGGGTCGCGGAGGAGGCCGCAGTCCTTGGGTAGGTGAATGTTGATCCCGCAAAGGCGGGCGAGATCGAGGAAGTGGGCGCAGCCGACGAATTGGCTGATGTATTCCTCACCCGCTTCCAGGTCGATGCCCCACAGGCCGATGTCGGTGGGCTTCTCGTGGATGGCGAGCGCGATGCACCAGGAAATCGACGACGAGAACCACATCCGCCGGCCGAATTTTTCGAGGATGGTCTCGCGCGGGTAAGTCACTTGCCCCGACCAGTCGCCTTTGAGCACGTCGTCGGGCAGCCCATGGGTGGCCTTCCAGTTCGCGATGGCCTCGGCCCAAGTCTCGGCTGGGCGGTCGGGCTGCGGAAGCGTGACGACCTGTTGGGGCGGCTTGATCAGGGAGAGATCGTTCAGATAACCCTTGAAGTCCGCAGGCCAGAGTCCGTGTACCTCGAACAGCCGCTCCCAGTTGTGGGCATCCTTGCCGCCGGGGCCGATCGTCCATCGCTCCCAGCCCGAACCATCGGCATATGGCCCCAGCCCGCGCGAGGGCGTGGTGCCGAAGATGGCGATCTTGCGTTCGGGGGACTTCAAGATTTTGGCCCCTTTCGGGGCCGCTTTCTTCGCCGCTTTCGTCTTTCTTTGGCTCATCAGATTGGACCGCAATCTTCGATGTCCGTCGTAGTCTCCTCGCCAAATTCCGGCGGAAGCACGTTCCAGACGAAGAGGCGCTTGTAGTGCTGGGTGGCTATGAGTTCGCCCCGAAGGCGGTTGAGGGAGGCCGTCAGCTTTTCGACGTACCACTTGTCCTCGGCGGCCTTGGCTTCTTGCTTATCGACGTCCTCATACGGGAGATCAGCGTGCAGATACATTTCCCGGATGCGGCCCAACCGCTGGTTCATTCCCGCCTCGGCTGCACTGAGCTGGCATTCGACCCTATCGATCAGCTTCTCAATATATTTCGCCTTGCTTTCGAGGGTCAGCGCGAGGGTCGTCTCGAAGCGGTCCGCATAGGGGTGGGGATCCCGGCGAAGAAGGCAATCATGGGGCAGATGGATTTTGATGCCCAAGACCTTCGCCATGTCGATGAAATGCCGGCACCCCGCGAACTGCACCACGTATTCCTCGCGGGACTCCATGTCGATGCCCCATAGGCCGATGTCGGTGGGCTTCTCTTCTAGGGCACAAGCGATTGCATAGGTGATGGACGAGGAAATCCAGATTGCGCCGTATTTCTTGAACAGCGCCTCGCGGTCGATCACGATGTTCGCTGGTCCGCCAAGTGGGATGATCGACATGACTTTCTTGGGCGGCTTCACCTTCTTGAGACGGTCGAGATACGCCTTGGGGTCGGGTTCATAATCCCATTTTTGGTGTATCTCGAAGAGTCGATCCCACCGCTTGAGATCGAAGCATGTCCGGTTAAAGCTCCAGATTTCCCACGAACGGTCACCATAAGGTGCCTTTTTGCAGGACGGACTCGTCCCGATGATGGCGATCTTTTTTACTGCCATTGGCACCTACCCGATGACGACTGCTGCTGACGAACCAACCGAGATCAACGTCCATTCGCTGGAGGCGAATCCCATGAGGGTGATCACGGTGCCCGCCAAGGGGAGCTGAACAATGGACAAGCTCGAGCCGGCACCCGCGATCGCGGGCCGGAACACCATGGCGGTCGAAGTGCCGCCGAAGATGATCTCCGAACCACTGCAATCGAGGTGGATCGTCTTGATGACGCCAACGACCGGAGTTCCGAGCTGATGGCCGGTGACCAATGTCGCCGAGGCCGACGACAGGCTCTCAAGGCCGTAGTTCGTGAGCGTCGAGCCTACGGAACTTGGCACCACGCTCTGTGCGTTGAGGCCCCACTGTGAAGCCAACAGAGCGGTCGAGTTTTGAAGCATATCGGCCGTGCTTCTGATGAGGGCCGCGTATTTTGTGCCGTCGCTGCTCCCTTGCAGGATGGCACCCGTGCTGCCAAGACCGAGCCGGCGCCCATGGATGGACGTTTGCTGAACAGGATTGAAGGTCATGACGTTCTCCTTGCTGGTGCTGTTGCTGGATAAGAAAAACCGCCCCAAGCGGGACGGCTGCTGAGATGGGCCGTTGTGCCGGCGGCCCAGGCTGGTTAGGGTGCGATCACTTTAACTCTAGGGAGATCCCACATGAAACTCATCGTTCCAGATTCGATCTGGCTCAAAGGTCGCGCCAGCATCGATGCTTTCCTTTCCAGTTTGATCGACGACATCATGTCGGGCAAAAAGTTTGCTGCCGCTCATCCAACGAAACGCGTAGCGCGCAAGACGGCCAAGCGAGCCAAGGCGCCGACCCGCACCAAGCGACTCGGTCGGCCACCCAAAGGCGTTGCGCTGGGGAAGATGAGGCGAGCCCGCAAAGGTGACGGCGGGATGTCGGCCCACGCCTGACTTTCAGATCAGAACGCTAGTTCGCGCTCAATGTTCACCGCGTTACGGCGGTAGGCCTCCAAACCTACCGTCGTTTCGCCTGGCCGTGGAATAACGTAGGCCAGGACTTCATCGAGCCAGCCAATGCGCACGCCCGCTTTCCAGAATCGATCAGCGAGATCGGTGTCGTTGACCCGGTTCCATCGCTTCCGCCAGCATTCCTGATTGTACCGCATGAACCGAAGGTACGAGCGATATAGCCAGGTCTGGTGACCGCCGATGTACGGGGCTTCGATTATGTCCGATCCAAAATGGGGCACGACCTCGCGAACACCATCGCGCTCCCGCTCATAGGCCGCTGAGACGAACTCGAAGTCGCCTTTCTGGGCGAAGCGCAGCAGCTTCTCGACGTGATCCGGGGTCCAGATGTCGTCGTCATCAAGGCGGGCGATCCATGCGCCGCCCGCCGCCCGCAAAGCGGCATTTGCCGGGGCTACCTCTTTTGCGAACCAGTGGTTCTCTACCGTGGGCGGGTAGGTGCGCCGGCGCGGTACGCCGAGCACACATGTTTTAGGTCTGCCGAGTCCGCAAACGCGACTTGCCGTCCCGTCAGTACACCCGTGCGCCGCGACGATAATCTCAATATTGCGATAGGTCTGGGCCAGCACGCTCGGCAGGGCGCGCTCCATCAACAGATCGACCCGGTTGTGCGTCGGGATGTAGACCGTGACCAGTGGATTGATCGGCGGGTCCGAACTTCCGTAGATCGTGAATGAACCGTCTGCGTTTTTCTGCGGCGCATGAAACCGCGGATCGTTGAGGCCATCATAGTCACCCCCATGCTTCTGGCGGGCCCATCGAAGTCTCACCGGCTCGGTCGCCGCGTACCATGCGGCCCAGGTGCCTGAGATCAGGCGGTTTGAGATCGCGCCCATTCCTCTGGAGTAGACCGCAACAGATGATCTGACAAGCCCTGTCCCATCGAGTGCTCGTACTTGGTGGCCCTGTTGACGGCGCTGAATGGAATCCCCAGTGCTTCACGCACCTCGGCCTCCACCTGGTCGCGCAACGCCACCAGCTCCGCTTCGCTCAGGCCGTCGGTATGGACCAGCGAAACGTACTCACCGGGCATCCCCTTGTAGTAATCGGCGTGCTCATTGTAGTCGACCTCCCGCATATGGAGGCGATCGCCGGTCACGGGCTGGACGTATGTGAACGACCCGTCGGCTTGCTCCACCGCCTCGTCATGGTAAGGCGAGCCCGGATAGGGCGTGATGATGGTGACGTCGAAATCGTCCGCCTCTTGTGCGATCAGCCAGTCGCGGACCGCCAGCACGGAGGCGCGGGACTCGCCTGGGTGCCCGATCGACATCAACGCCTTGACCTTCAGGCCGTGCTTGTGCGCGACCTTGATCACAGCCGTGTTGTCCTCGATCGTCGCCCTCTTGTTGATGTTGGTCAGGATCCGGTCGTCGGCGCCCTCGAAGCCGCAGAGCAGCCACCGGAACCCGGCCGCATACATCGCGCGTGCCTGGGCCTCGTTGAATAGCTCCGCCTTGATAAAGCCTCGTAGGCGGAACTCGGTCCCGAGGCGCGCTTGCAGGGCTGTGAGCCGATCCAGCAACTCGAGGAAGCTGGCCTCGTTCACGTTCAACTCGTCGTCGTAGAACATGAAGCCGGTGTAGCCATAGGCCTCATGGATTTCGGTGAGCTCGTCGATCACCGTGGCCACGGGTCGGGTGCGGATCACCCTGAGCATCGAGGAGTTCCGGCCGCCGCAGAAGCCGCAGTTGAAGGGGCAGCCCAACTGGGAGATCAGGCTGGTCGCCCGATGCCCCTCGATCTCATAGGAGTAGCTGTCCAGGTCGATCAGGTGGCGCGCGGGGAACGGCGATGCTGCGTACTGGTCCCGCGTCTGGAACAGCGGACCTTTGCGATCGTCGGCGTCGATAATCTTGGGTGGTCGGCAAGGCCCTATCGCCTCGAAGATCGCCGCCTCGCCATCACCGACCGAGAGCACTTCATAGAGATCGCAGAGTTGGTCCAGAGCCCTTCTGCCCCGGCTGTATTTCGAGCGTTCCTTTTCCTTTCGCGCTGCCGCATGGACCAGCGTGACGTGGGGCCCGCCGAGGATAATGCGCTTACCGGTGGCAACTTCCCGGATACGCTTGGCGATCAGGTGCGCGGCCGGCATCTGCGGCGTCGTCGCAGTGATGCCGATGTGGCGGCCAGTGAACCCGGCGAGGAACACATCGAGCGCGTCCAGATAGTTCTCGACCCCCGATAGATCCAGAACGCCGACATCCTTGCCCGCAGCCTCGAGGACAGCGGCGATCTTCAACACGCCCAGGCTCGGGAATACCCGCTCGTCCATCAAAAAGGTCGATGGCGGGATGACGAGACAGATGTCCATTGGTCTACTGCGACGGTAAGACGACATCCCGCAATGGATGGCGGAGATCATCTGGTCCTACCACGAGCGTTCCCGCCGGAATGAAGGTCTCGGGTTCAAGGGTCACCTCTTGCACGATGATCGCGCCGGCACCGATAAAGCATGCCTCACCGAGCGTCACGTTGCCGCATAGGATCGCACCGGGGCTGATGACGCAATGTGACGAAATATTGCAGTCGTGGTCGATCTGGGCACCGGTGTTGATCAGCACATTGTCGCCGATTCGGCAATTTGGCATGATCATCGCGCCCATGATCATCTGGATGCCGCGCCCGACTTTCACCGACGTATGAACGAAGGTTCGAGATGCGCGCATCTCCTGCACTTGCGAACGGAATTTCTTAAAAAGCGACCGGCGCTTCACCACGTCGCCGACACCAATAAGAACGGAATCATCAGGTCGGACTTCGTCGTCATCATCAGTCAAAATACAGGAGTCGGCCGGATAGCCCATAAGCGCCTGTAGCGTTCGCGCATGGCCGCCGGTGCCGAGAATCACGATGCGAGACATTACCCTCTATCGCGAATTGCCTTGAGCAGCATGTGCCCCATTTTGGCGAGGTTGTGGCTGAGGGCGCTGCCGGGATCCATGAAGTTAAAACAGAAATCACAATGCCATGTGACCTGATGGCCGGGACCATAAGAAGAGGTCCGATGGAGTTCGACACCCTCCTGGCCGCAACTGCCGCACTCCTCCGGTGGATCTGGTCTGGCGTCTGCACTGTCAACTTGCATTCTTTTCCCTCCAAGCGCGCCGCTCGGCGGCGATCTCGATGGCCCCGGCCTCGCTCGCCTGGGGCCGCTTCACCCCGTCGCCCAGGGCTAGTTCGACACTGCGGATGCCAGTGACCATCGCAGAAAAGCGATGGGGATCGAGCGAGGCCGCATGGTCCGGGCCCCGCATCCAGGGATCAAGCGTCAGGTGCTTCTCGATGACCTCGGCGCCGAGCGCCACCGCCGCAATCGGGATGGCCGTGCTGTCGGTGTGGTCGGAAAGCCCGACGGGGCAGCCCAGCTTCTCGCGCATAGCTACCATCGCCCGCAGGTTGATGTCAGCCGGCGGCGCCGGGTAGGCGCTCGTGCAGTGCAGCATGATGCCGCGCCGGAGCTCCCCGCGCGCCCGCCCAACGTCCTCCATCGTGGCCATGCCAGTCGAGACGATCAGGTGGCATGGGGACATTCGTGCGGCCTCAAGCAGCGGGGCGTTGTCGAGCTGGCCGGAGCCGATCTTAAGCGTCCCGACCATGACATCTTCGACCAGGAAACGCAGGGAGTCGAGGTCGAACGGCGTGGACATGAACTCGATGCCGAGATCCATGGCCTGCTTCTTCAAGGCGAAATGCGCCTCGTGCGAGAGCTGGAGCTTGGCCAGCATCTCCCGGCGCGCGCCCGGCGGATCCAATCTCTCCGCATCGAAGGTCTGGAACTTGACCGCGTCGGCGCCGGCGCTTGCAGCCGCCTCGACCAGCTTGTGCGCGATGTCGACGTCGCCATTGTGGTTGACGCCGGCCTCGGCAATTACGAAGACCATCGCTTCACCAGAATCCCGTCGAGATCGATGTCGGCCAGCACGTCCGCGATCTTGGCCGAGGCCCCAGGCCCGCCGTAGGGATTGTCGAACGGGCCCACAAACGCCAAGGCCCGATGTATCGCCGCCCCAATTTCAGCATGGTGTTCCCTGCAGTCCATCACCGAAGGCCCTTTAAGCCTTCCGTCCTGGCGTGGCCCGACGTTGACCGTGGGAACCTCGAGCGCCGGCGCCTCGATGATGCCGGCCGAGGAATTGCCGATTATGGCCGCCGCGTTGCGGGCGAGTTTCAGATAGGCGTCCAGGGCAAGGAACGTCCATCGATCGGCCTTGCCCCAGGCGATGACCGCGTTCTCGATCTCTTGGCCGCCCGGATCGGCGTTCGAGCCGGTCCAGATCACCCGGTAATCTGGGAAAAAGTCGAGCGCCTTGAGCAGTGCCTTGATTCCGCCGGTTTCGGCCAATGTCGGCGGGTGGTAGGTGACCAGGAAATACTTTCCCAGGGTGCGTTTGGGCAGGTTTGGGAAATTGTCCAGCCCGGGTGCCCCCACCGTGTAGATGTGCACCGGATCCTCGCCAATGGCCATCAGCCGCTCGCGAAACGGCTCGGCCGCGACAAGGTGGATATGAGCGAGCTTCGTGACCGCGTCCCGGATCTGATTGTCGAACGAGCCGAAGGAGGCCTCCCCGCCGTGAATATGGGCGATGGGCACCCGCGCCAAGGTCGCGGCCGCGGCGGCGGCCAACGTCTCATAGCGGTCCCCAAGCAAGAGCACGATGTCGGGCAGGTGCTCCTCGATGTCTTGGGTGACCCAGCGAAGCTGCCCAGCCATGCGCACGGCGGGGTTGGTCGGGGCGTACTCGCCGGTGACGGGCTCGCTGATCGGGACCGAGAAACCGCGCACCGCAAGGGCGGTGATGACCGGAGTCATAGGGCTCGCGTCCGCCCGCCCGCTTACGACGACAAGAATGCGGCGCATGCAGCTATCACCTTGTCCTGATCCCCTTCCGTGAGTCCGGTCGAACATGGCAGGCAGACCAGTTTGTCCCAGATCGCCTCGGTGATGGGCAGAGGATCGCGGTGGCAGTTCCGATATGGTGCCAGCATATGCAGCGGCGTCCAGAAAGGCCGCGCGTCGATACCCAACTTGCGAAGATGCGCGAGCATCGCGCCGCGCTTCTCCGTCCGCAGGGTCGCCATCCAGCACGACTGTGATCGGACGCCGGGAAAGGCTGGTCGCAGTGCCTCGCGGTAGCGCCGCCAGATATCCCGCTTCCGAGAGAGGGCTGGCTTGAGCCGCTCCATCTGCGCGCACCCCATGGCTGCAGTGAGGTTCGTCATGGGGTAGTTGAAGCCAGCGGCGTCGTACTCGTATGGCCCCGTCTTGGCCATTGTCCCCAGATGGCGCACAAGACTGCCAAACTCCAGCTCGTTGCCGAGGACGGCGCCGCCCTGGCCCGTGGTGATCGTCTTGTTGCCGTTGAACGAGAGGCAGATAACCAAGCCCTCTTGCCTGATCCCGACGGCGGGGGCTGCATCGACCACCCCGCCCAGCACCGTCCGATCATAGGTCCAGCCATCGGTGATGTCGCGAAAGTGGATTGTGCCGCCCGCGGCCTTCACGGCGTTCGCCGCCCCGATGTAGGCCATCGAGGGCATATCGACGCGCATATCCCGCCGCAAACCGCATGCGGTTTGCGCGAGATGGATCGCGTCAGTTCCGGTCAGGGTGGCGACGCACCATCGCCGGCCGCAGGCCTTCGCCACCATCTCCTCGAAGCGCTCGACGAACGGGCCGCCGCCGGAGATCCAGCCCGAGGCAATAGCCTGGCGGACGTATCTGGATTCGTTGCCGGCCAAGTTGGGCTCGGCGAGCGGGATCACGTCAGATAGACCTGGTCCTTGCGGAACGGGCGAGAGCGCCACCAGTCGATGGTGCGCTTCATCCCTTCGCCGGGCGGCACTTTCGGCCTCCAGCCAGTGCGCTTGGTCAATCGTGTCGCGTCTGCCTTGAGGGCCACCACCTCGCTCGCCTCAGGCCGTATGCGGTCAGCCATCCCAGAGAGGATTGACTTGTCGCACCCGGTCAATGCCTTTATCAGCTCGCCGAGATCGCGGACGTTAATAATCACGCCGCCGCCAGCGTTGTAGACGCCATACGCGTTGATCCCGGCCACGGCAAGGAACGCCCTCACCATATCGTCAACGTAGGTGAGGTCGCGGGTAGCATGGAGATTGCCGAGTTCGATCCGTCGGCATTCCGGGTCGAGTGCTTGGCGGATGATGGTCGCCACCACGGCTCTTTCCGACTGCCGCGGGCCATAGGTGTTGAACGGCCGCAGGATTACCGCCGGCAGCCCGTAGCTCCGGTAGAACGAGCGCACAAGGGCATCCGCCGCCACCTTGGAGGCCGCGTAAGGAGACTGCGGAGCGAGCGGCATGTCCTCGTTTATCGCCTTGTCGGGGACCGAGCCGTAAACCTCCGAGGTCGAGGTGTGGATGACTTTTGCGCCGATGTGCCCCGCCGCCAGAAGCACGTTTAGTGTCCCCGTGACGTTCGTGTCGATGAAGCTCTGCGGTGCCTCGAAACTGTATGGCACCGAGACCAGCGCTGCGAGATGGAACACGATGTCGGTCGACCTGTTGCCGATCAGATATCGCATCTGGTCGGCATCGCGCACATCGCCGCGGACCTTCTCGACTCCTTCCACCTCATTGAGCCAGCCGAAGGAATCGAAGCTGTTGTAGAGGGCGAGGCCGGTCACCTCGTCGCCTTGATCGCGCAGCGCCTCGCAGAGATGGGAGCCTATGAAGCCATCGGCGCCGGTAACGAAGGCTTTTGTCATGCCGCTCTCCTCACGGGTACGTCTGCGGCGCTGAGTGCCTCCCTCATTGCGCTCAAAGGCACCCGGCGATAGTGGAGTGCTCCGGCAATGGCGACGCCTGATGCGCCCGCCAGGGCGGCGGAAACGGCATGGCTGGACTCACCGAATCCGCCCGAGGCGACGACCGGAACAGGCACAGCCCCGGCGACGGCGCGGATCAGCTCGAGATCGAAGCCTTGTCCGGTTCCTTCATGATCGATAGAGGTGAGTAGAACCTCGCCAGCGCCTTGTTCAACCGCATCCTGCGCCCAAACGACAACGTCTTTTCCGGTCGGCTGCCGGCCGCCGTCCGAGTACGCTTCCCACGATGACGCTTTGCGTTTCGCATCGATCTGCACCGCTATCGTTGAGGAGCCGAATTTCTCGGCGATTTCCGTGATCAGTCCGGGCCGCTCGACCGCCGCTGTATTGAGTGCCAGCTTGTCCGCCCCTGCCCTAAGAAGGGCGCGAGCATCAATGGTCGATCGAACGCCGCCGCCAACAGTAACAGGAACGAAGGCATGCTCGCTGGTCCACTCGACAAGCGAGGCGAGACTGTTGCGTTGGTAGAGGCTGGCGACGACATCGATGTAGAGGATCTCGTCGATGCCTTCTTGGTCATAGCGCTTGGCGTATTCCTGCGGATCGCCGACCACCCGCACGCCCTCGAGGCGCACGGTCTTGATCAGGTTCGGAGCCTTGATGTCGAGGCGCGCTATCAGCCGGAAGGCGAGGGGCATTTCTTGGAAGGCAGTTCCCGCTTGCGCCCGAGGTAGGCCTCTTGGAACGCGACAACGTCGCGCTCCATATCAATGATCCAGCGCACCAGATCCTCGATCGTCCTAACCTCATTGGGTATGATCTTGCCAGTCACGCCGCCACTGTCTCCTTGTCGTAGACGGCGTGCTTGAGCTGCCAGATGCGGCTCACAGGAAAAATTGTAGTGCCATCAGCGCCAGACACTATACCGGTACAATCCCAAACATGCGGGGCGCGAAAGCGGTCAATGACGTGCTCAAGCTGCTGTCGGTCCATCCCCAAGTAGTCTAGGCACTCGTCCAAGTGACGCCCCGGGAACTCACCGTCGTAGCGCTTCACCAGCGCGATCGCTTCCTCGCGCGTGATGTCGCCGTCCCTTACCTCATGGGCGGCGTCGGAGGTTGCCCGCCCGATCCCGAATTTCACAAACGCCATGAAGTAATGGAACCCGTCGAGCTTGTCGTCGAGCGAGGCGTACTTGGAGTAGGTGCCCTCCGATCTCTCCTCGTTCGCCTCAAAGCCGGTGTGCTCAGAGGCGTAGTAGTAATTCTCCTGCGGGTGCCAGCGGCGGTAGTAGCCGAACCAGTGGAATTGAGCGGCTACGTCAGTGTATGCGACGGTCCCTGGCCGCAGAACAACTTCAACGTCCGGGTCCAACGATGGCATCCGATAGAACTCGCTGGCCGCGCGCGACTCCTCTTCCATGATGGCGCCGATATGTACCCCTTCGGCTAATAGCGCCTCGATTCCCGCGCCCTTGCTGTAGACGCGATCCCAGTCCTTGGTATCCCAGCATGGCTTGTCGTTCGCTGCCGGGTCACCACCATACTCGGCCTCGCCATTCTCGCCGTACATCACTAGGCCGACGTCGCGGTCGACGGCTGCCCACATCGGCCAGGCGAGCTGGCCGTAGACGAACGGCTGGAACGGGTCGCCGTAGAACTCGAAGGCGAGACGGGCGAGCTTGCGGTGCAGGTTTCCTGCGGGGCCGAAGTCCAGGCGATCAAACTCCTCGCCAAGGCTCTCCCAATTCTTGCGCCCGATCTCCGTTTCCATGAACGGCGCGAAGCGAACGCACAGCGGGTGCATCCCGTATTCGTGCTTCAAGCGGTACGCGATCATGCTCGAGTCCTTGCCGCCCGAGCAGGGCACGATCACATCGTATCCGGATGACCGTCGGTGCTTGTCGAGGAGCGCCTTGAGTTCGGCCTCGCGTGCCGCCCAGTCGATCCCCCACCGTTTTCCATCGGTGTGCTTCCGGCCATACTTCTTCCGCTCCGCGTATTGGCAGGCAGAGCAAACCCCGTAGTCGTCGAAGCGTATCCGCGGGCGCTGGTTGGAGACGACGCAGCGCGTACAGAAACGGACTTCTTGGGGCCTTTCCTGGCTATCGAGATTGCGCGCCTCGGCGCGGACCCGGGCCTCGACCTCGGCGGACCACAGCGGCGGGAAAGTCATGCCGCCCTGCGCTTGCGCCTTTGGTCTGCCGCTTTTCGGCGGGAACATGCACGGCAACGGCGATAGCCGCTCTCGAAATAGAGATTATCGCCCGAGTAAGGATGCCCATAAGGGCAATGTGTCTTGGCGGCGTGTCGATTATGCCAGCGGCCCCGGTCCACCGTCCGCTGGGCGTTTTCCTGTGGCGTCACCGCTTCCAAATGATCTGGATTTACGCATGAGGGCACCGAACAGAGATGATCCAAGGCTGCGCCTGGAGGAATCGGCCCATGCACCAATTCATAGGAGAATCGATGAGCATAGACCAACCGTCCCTCGACCCAGAAATGCCCATAACCGCCGCGAGCAATCGTTGCGTCCCAAAGCCAGCAACCGGAATTTGGCTCAGGCTGGATTTTCGCGAAGAAGCGTTGCTCCGGTGTTTGAGTGACTGCGAACGTCATTGTTTCGCGCCCTGCGATAGTCCTTGATAATCATAGCATACGGAGCAAAGCGGGCCCTCATATTTCTTCGCCGCAAGCCGTTTGCGATACTGTTCAATCACGCCATGCCGCCAAATATCATCGATGCGGTGTTCGTTGACGTTCCCTAAATTGGTCACGCCTGAGAAATCGTTGCAGCAGATGCGCACGCTGCCGTCCGCATGGATGGACAGTTTGTCATAAACTTCCGGGCAGGGCGCGGGGTGAACCTTCGGAGCTGAATCAGCCGCCTTCAATTTCTCCAATGCCTCGCGCTGCTTCGGCGTCGCCGCGCGCACCGCTCGGGAATCGAGGAAGTCAAAGATCGTCCGTCCCACCGAAAGCTGGTCTACCAGCGGTTCCAGGCGCCGCCGGAACACCTCCACCATTTCCGGGCTTTCGCCAGTGATCGATGTCGATGCCGCGATGTAGGGGTCATCCCGATCGCCCCGCGCTGCACGCAGCGTCTTAATGGCTTCGATCATGCCCTCGAAGAAGTCGATCTGCCGCGCCTCGGCAAAGGAGTCGCGATCAACGCCTTGGAATGAGAATTTGAGCGACTTGAGTCCGGCCCGGACCAGTCCAGCGGCCATCCTCGCATTCAGCTTCGACCCGTTGGTGTTGATATGCGTGTCGATTTCTTCCGTGGTAGCGATCTGGACAAAAGCCACCACCTTGGGATGCAGCAATGGCTCTCCCCACCCGATGAAGCGCAACGGCGTGCCGCGCGGGGAGCACTGCGCGATGATATTGGCGTATGTCTCGGACGTCATGTTGACCGCTGCCCGATTGAGCCCGTGGAGTCCAGTTGGACAGAATACGCAGCGGAAGTTGCACGCGCTGGTGAGCTCGACGTCTATGTGGGTGGGAAACTCCGGCAGGTTCGCATACTTGGTCGCCGAGTCGCCCTGGTTGCAGGCGTCGTAGAGCGGCTGGAAGGGATTCATTTCCTCATGTCCTCTCCCAGCGCGTCATCCCACATCAAGAAGGATGCCATCGCCTCGGCCCGGACGAAATCCTCCTCGGTATCGATGTCGAGCGAGCAATCCCGCGCCATGGGATAGAACTCCGGCGCCGGCCCATCGAAAGGTGCGGCATCGCCGGCGGCCAGGCGATCGCGGAGCCAATCCGTGCGGCCCACATAGATCGCCCCATTGCCTGCGGTTTCCTTCTCCCTGACTGAAATCACCGCCGCCAAGTCCATTTGCCGCGCCGCACCGATGCAGTTGTCGATGTCGATCGGCCGGCGGAACGGCGAGGTCGGCTGAAGCAAGCACAGATAGTCGAACGGCTCATCGAGGCTGTCGAGCGCGTGGAGCATCAGCGGATAGGAGGAAGCCTCGTCGGTCGCCATCTCCGCTGGCCGCACCAGCGCCTCGGCGCCGCATTCGTGCGCCACCTGGAGGATCTTCGGGTCTTCGGACGAGACGACCAGACGGTCGAGGCTATGCGTCATCTTGGCCGCTTCGATGGTCCAGCCGATCAGCGGGTGGCCGCCGAGCAAGCGCAGATTCTTCCCCTTAACGCGCCGCGAGCCGCCGCGCGCCGGGATCAAGCCGAGGACATTCAATGCGTCGTCGACCCCGGGTGGACCTTACCCTTGCTGGGTGGAGGAAGGTTGTGAGCGCGCGCCGCCTCGTGGTTAGCCTCGTTGAGCGCGTACTGGGAAGCTGCGGAACTGTCGGTGTCAGTGAAAACCTCAAGGCATTTCTTCAAATCAATCCTGATGTCGGCGCCGAAATCGTCCCTGAAGGTGAACTTGCCCTTGCCCGTGTCCCACGCCCCAGCCTCATTCCAAACCTTTCGGGCGCTTTCCTCGGTGCGGAACCGGCCATCGGTCGGCACGGTTCCTTCGAGAGGCATGAAGCGAACAATCCAGACGGTCATAACGTGCCTGCGCTTTCAGCCATTTTGTAAAGCGCGTATAACACGCTAGCGGTCAAGATAGGCAACGTCAAGGTGCTGATTAAGCGATTCATATGATCACGCTGCCCACTCTGTGTTCGCCATCGCCAAGTCGATAAAGCTGCCGACATCCACCCAATATCCCTCGATCGGGTAGGCCGCAACCCGGTCCAGCCGGTCAATCAGCTCAGGCATGTCGAAGTGTCCCTCGGGCGCTAGGTCCAGCGCCTTCGGGTCTAGCACATAGACGCCGGCGTTGACCAGCGTGCCCTCGATCGGCTTTTCGCGCAGGGAGATCAACCGTATCGCGGTGGAGCCTGGGGCTGGCTCGACATCGAGGACGCCGTAGGGGCCTTGGCGCTGGGACAAAGCCGCGCAGACCGTCGCCTGGACGTTCGCCCGGGCGTGGTATTCCATGAGATCGCCGTATTCGATCTTGGCGAGCACATCGGCGTTGCAGAGAATGAAGGGCACATCGAAGGCAGGAAGCAGCCTGAGCGCCCCGCCGGTGCCCAATGGCTCCGTCTCGTGGATGTACTTGATCTTGAGGCCTCGCACCCCGCCGTCGCCGAAGTAATCCTTGATGAGGTCCGCCTTGTAGTTGACGCATAGCCAGAAGCGGCGGAAGCCTTGGCGCGCGAACCCATCGATGATCTGCTCGAGGATCGGCTTGCCACCGACCTTCAACAAGGACTTGGGGTGTTTCTCGGTGAGCGGATGGAGACGCAAGCCTCGGCCACCAGCCATGAGAATCACAGGCGTCATGGCCAGACGTAGCGCCCCGCTTTTTCGCGCCGCTTCCGGCGCCGCTGGCGTTCCTCTTCCTTCACGATGTGATGTGTGTCCCGATAGATCGGGATCTGGCGATCAAGGCGATCCATTATCCACCGTATCGGTTTGGGTGGTTGAAGCATGGCCCGAACCTGGTGACCGAAATCAAGCGCCTCCGCTGCCTTTTGGGCTTGGGCCACCCGCTGTTCGATGTCAGCCGATGAAGGCTTCATGCAGCATCGTTGAAGTCATCGAGGACTTCGTTGAACCGCCTGAGACGGTTAGCGAATTTGGCCTCACGGGCGAAAAAGGAATCCTCACGCATCTTGATGATGACCTCGCGCATATCCAGATCGGCGCGCCTCTTGGCAAGTGTCCTGGCCTCGAACTTGAGCCCGACATCGAGCGCCTCTATCGCCGCCTGGGCTCTGTCTAGTTGGGCGGAGCGTTCGACAAGGCGCTCCAGAAATACAGCGAACGACATGGCGCTGATTTCGGCTCATCGGGTAGATCTAGTCGAGGCCTTCGTTGAACCGGCTGAGCCGGTTCTGGAAGGTGGTCTCGCGAACCGATAGCGCATTCTCGCGGGCTTTCAAGGCCGTCTGGCGGTCGTTCATCTCGACGGTTCTGTCGTCCAGTCCTGCGGCTTGCTTCTTGAGGCGATCAGTGGTGGCTTGCACTTCGTCGCGCTCCTCGCCTAGCCGTTTCTCATCGGCGGCGAGCTTAGCGGCGAACTCGGCTTGGCCGGCGGTCTCCTGCGTCAACCGCTTTTCCTTGTTCTCCAGCCGCTCGCCCTCTTTCGCACGAACCTGCCCGAGCTTCGTCATTTCCTCCCTGTGGCGCGTCTGGGCTTCTTTCGACTTCAGCGTTGCCTCATCCATCGCGCTTTCATGTTTGGCGAGAGCGGCAGCCGACTCTTCCTGAGCCTTTAGTGCTGCGGCCTCGGCCGCGCGCGCCTTCGCCTCGTCCTCGCGCGCCTTCTCTTGAGCGCCGGTGATCTCGGCGATTATCTCCTCATAGCGCTTGGGCTCTTTGGCGATCTCGATCAGCACGGAAGCCGGAACCTCCATTGCTGGACGCCTTGGGGCAGGCATGGTGCGTCTCCTCCCTACGCGCCGTAGCCGAGCGTCACGTTGGCTGTGACGTCGGTCGACGACTGCATGGCGATATGGGTGTGGCTGGGAAGGATGGGGTGGAAGACCTCGACGGTCCCGCCCAGCACAAGCATCGCATCGGACGAGCCGCCGAGGGTGATGTCGCTGGTGCCGAAGGCGACGAGATAGTCATCGGCCGTGCGGGTCGCCAAGCGGACGGAGCGGTTTGTCGGACCAGCCCACTCGCGCAGACTCGTCGATTGCAGCGCAAGGCTGGTGGAGGTGTTATCGAAGGTTGCCTCGAAGCTCGGCGCTGTCGAGGCAATCGGGTGGAAGGGAAGCTGGAAGCGGCTGGGCATGGTTATTCTCCGTCAGTCTGGTGAATCGGCCTACTGGGGCGGCAGCCCGGCCGGCCATATGGCTTTGAGAGCGGTTGGGTTGGCGGCGCCGGCGATGCTGGCCGCCACGGCCGCGAGATCCATCCCCCCCAGAGACGCGCGGTCGGCGGCGTGTTGGTTGGCGGCGACAGTCCGCCCCTCCAGTCGCGCTCTGTCCTCGTCGATCAGCAGGCGGTTGATCTGGCTTCGGCGAGCGCCTTGAATCTTACCGGCTTGGATCACCCGCGCCTTCGCCATATCGACGCCGATCAAGCCGCCGCCCACCGGACGCGTCCAGGCATCTCGAAACCAGCGGTCGGTCGGGATGGTGGATCTGTCAACGACCTCCACATCTGCGGCGTCGACTGGGACGTCCTCAGCCTGTATGACCGCGAGAGCCTCGACCTCAGTAGGAAACGTGGCGACAAACTCCGGCGCGGGGCCAACAACGGTGACTCCACCATCAGGCCGCGTGTAGACAATCTTTAGGTGGTCCGCCCAAGCAGCCGTGGCTGAGACAACTAGGATGAGAACAAAAACTGCAACAGAAATGAGGTGCTTCATTTTCATCTACTGATCCCCGAACGCAACAACGTGGTAGCTCGTATCCGGGTCGGCCTTGGTGCCGGAGTCGTTGAAGCAAGTTATCTCCGTCGTACCAGCCGCTGGCGGATTAGCATTGTCCACAGCCGCGTATCTGTTCGTTCCTTCAGCGGTCGCCACAACAACGTAGTCTGCACCGCTGAAATCCGTGGCCCAGGTAATGGTCATTCGGCCAGTACCGGTGTCGGCAACTGACGTGACGTTGTGGCTGACGATAATGCTACCAGCGATATCCGCCTGAACCCAGCCCTTGGCGACGCCGGGACTATGCTTGAGAAGATCAGGCGGAGCGTAGGTGTCCTCGTTAGTCTCGGCCTCGAGGGCAGCCTGATCTGCTTGAGCGAGGGCCAGTAGCGCCGCCGTACCAAGGCCAAGCGAGGTCCGCGCTGTGGCCCCACTCTCGAGTCCAAACGTGCCAGTTCCGGTTCCAACGACAAAGTCGGTGTCAACGACCCCGGAGGCATCGAACTCTAATCCGCCGCGCTCGTGCTCGATCGTCCCCGCGCTGAAGAAGGCGGTGGCCGTGTCGCCCGTCAGGACCGCGACCGTGCCCGTCGCAGAGACCGTCGCGTCGCCGCTGAACGCAGAGGCCGGCGGGAAGTTCTGGACCGCAGCGCCGTCCCCGACGTGGAGAATGTTCGCGTCAGCCTCCCAGAACACCTGGCCCTCCGCCACTCCTCCCGGAGCGGCAGAAGTCGCGTGCTGAGGCAGGATCAGCCCCTCTGTGTCCGTGGAGGCGTCTGTACCGCTCATGTCGAGCAGGTCCGTTGCGCCGGAGGTAGCAGTCAGCCCAGCCACCGACAGGTTGCCGCTGCTGTCCCATGCGTAGACGACGGTGGCGGCGGTCTTCGCGTAGAACAGAGAGACTGACCCGGAGCTTGCGTGAGTCCTAGTTACCTTTATGTCGAAGGTTCCGGTGTCGGTGTTCACGGCGTGCGAGGTCAGGTCGACCGCGTCCCACGCCACGACGCCGGTGTTCCTGAACCCGTTGGTCCCGTCAACGGGGGTGAACGCCGTGAACAGGTGCGACCCGGCGGTGGAGTACCCGAAGGTCGGCTGAACGCCGGGGTTCGGTGCGGCCGTCTCGATGATGAACTCGATCTCGGTGAACGCAGCGGCGGCCCCGATCAAGATGTAGTCGTCGTCCGAGACGAATATCGTGGTGTTCGTGCCGTTAGAGCCGTCGATCATGGCGGCGACATCGGTCGAGGTGGTGTTGTTCGTGCCAGTCGTTGGATTCGCGAACGAGCCAGCGTCTTGAAGGACTGCCCCGACGACCGCACCCACCTTCAACCCGTAGATAGCGTCCGCCCCACCATCCGTGGCGAGAACCTCAAGGCCAAACACCTCCCCGCCTGTAGCCGCTATCTCGTCGATGTTGACGAGTATTACCGCCTCGTCCTCCCCGGTAGAGATCGCGCCAGTGATATAGTCGATGTCCAGCGCCTTGACGTCGCCGAAGCCGGCCGCGTCCGCGACGATCTCAACCGCGTGGTTGTCAGCTTCTGCGGCCGTGTGGACGATGTGGACATCGGTGCTCGTGACGCGGATGCCCTCGCGGCCCCCGGCGATGAGGGAGAGTTCGTCATCCCCAGCGGTCCCGATGCCGGTGTCAGTGTCGTTGCCGTTAGGAATGAATGTCGGAGTTGTGGCGCTCGGGTTGACGGCCCTAATATCGCCGCCAGGATTAACGTTAAAACCGCCGTTGCTAAAAATGAACCGTATCGCACCGTTGATCGCTGCGCGGAAGTCACCAGACCCCTCCCAGTAAAAGCCGGTGTCGGGGTCGCTGGGGAAATAGAGTGACGGAGACGACACCGACCCGTCGGAAAGTCCAACGGTTGCGCCCGTCGTGTCGCCGATGGCGCCCGGAGCAGACATCTTCGCGGTGATGTTGGCGGGGGTCGTCACTCGGTCGGTGGCTGTCCCCGTGACCGTCTCCGCGTCGGTCGCCAATTCGGCCACGCCTTCCGCCGTCGCGGTCGCCGCCGTCACGGCGCTGCCGGTTATTGCGTCGGCGGTAAAGCCCGCCGCCATGGCAACCGCAAGTTCGTCGCGCGTGATGCGCTTGGTGCGATCCGCCGCCGCGGGTTCCGAAACGTCGACGATCACGAAATGATCGCCAGCCGCCGTGTTGACCCCGGTGATTGCTGTCAGCGCGGAGATGGTGATCGCATAGGCGACGGCAGGCACAAGGACGAGTCCCGCCACCCCGACCCACAGCTTGTTGCGTTTAAGCCAGTCGATCATCCCTCTGTCTCCAGTTCAGTGCCTTCCTCGGTCTCAATCGGAGTCGCATCTTCAGTCTCAATCCTTCGCCCACCAGGACCAGGGGTGGCCCCGCGCTTAGCGGCGCGGAGACGATTGTGGGGGCGGAAATTGAAACCGTCCCGGCCGGTATATTCGCTGGGCATCAGCGGGACTCCAGGATGGTGCGGTGGCGCTTGCGCTTCCGCTTGGGCAGCTTGCCGCCCTTGTCCTCGGCGACATATTCCTTCGCCACCTTGATCGGGATCCCAAGGCGTCCTCGGCCAGCGGCGGCGGCGTGCATGGCCCCGCGCATGGCCTCGCTTAACATCGGCATCAGAGGGATCCGCTCCTAGAGGACTTCAACCGAGGGTGCGGCGCCGGCGCCCAGTAGTGCCGGCAACGCGGTATTTTCCAGGCCCGCCCCCAACTGGAGGCACACCAGCGCGCGCCTTACCGCCGAGAGGAGCGACGCGCTGCCTCTTTGGCTTGCTTGGCTGGGCGGCTGCTGCCTTACCTATTCCGTAATGCGCCAACAGGGTTGCTCTGGGCGCTGTCTGAGGAGCGTGTGAGTGATGTTCCTGACCTGGATTAGGCGGGAACGGATCGCTCTTCTTCGGCCCGGTCGGCTTATGCGACGACCCACCGTAATGTTTCCCCATGTGGCCGTGCGGGGCTGTGCCCTCTGGATGCTCATGCTTGTCTGCCATTTTACTCCTTGCCTTTCTTCGGGTCGGCCCGGTTCAAAATGAGCGCGATCCCACGGGCGAGCTGGCGGCCCTCGAGCTTGATCGGGATCGGCTTCTCGCCGCCCTCATGGACGATCTTATCGGCGTAGCGCGGGAGGAGCCGGGAGACGATCCACTTGCGCGCGTCGATGCGCAGACGGTGGCGGGCGAGCCGCGCCGAACTCATCGCCAAGTCGCCGACGTCATCGTCTTTTTCGTCGTCGGCAATCTCTATGATGTCGTCCGCATAGAGCTCGGCCTGGGCCTTGCGCGCGTGCGCGTACCGTAAGGAAAATTCGGTACGCGGATCATCCTTGGGATGGGTATCGAACAACCACCCCATCACAGTGTCGACATGCGGCATGCCAGGTGTTTGGCATATGCGGCGCAGCGAATCGCCTTTCGCCAGCCGCTTGCAAATCGTTGCTGCAAGGGCATCCGAATAGAGGGTCGGCCGGCCGCGCTTTTTGTCCGCGCGCTTCTTGGGCGCACGCTTCTTGGCCATGGGATTTAGGGCTAGTCGACGCGCTTGCGGGCGCTTACCCGCACCACGGTTTGCTCTTTTGTGGTCGAGTGGCGCCGGCACCAAGCGGGCCCGAGCTTCTCCTTGGCCGCCTCGACGTCGAGCGTCGTGCGCTCGTGTGTGGACACGGTGGCGCGGGCACGTTCACCCTCGACTTCCGTGATCCCCGAGGCGATGAGCGCGTCCTTCAATTCGCGCTCGCGCACGGTCAGCTCGGCCACCGCCGCCTTCAGATCAAGTAACTCGTCGGCAAGCTCAGGCGGAGCTAGGGTATCCGGCGCGGCTGGGACGTTACGGCGAAACATGGGGGGGTTCTCGATCGGTTAGGGTGATCTCGACGGCGAGTTCCTCCGTCCAGGCGCAGAAATCAGCGAGAGATGGGGATGCCTTATGCCGCTCCCAGCGGCTCAAGGCCGAATCGCTGACACCGATGCGGGCCGCAAGTTCGGCCTGGTTGAGATGGAGCGCATGGCGGCGCCGGCAGAGCCGGGTGACGATCTCCGAGGGCAACACGGTAGCTACGCCATGGCATTCTTGGGGGGGATTTGTGGGGAGAAGGGTGGGGCCAGGCGACAACCCGGCCACGCTATCTTCGCCTATACCAGATTTAGGCCGAGATGCGCCACGGCGTTTCAGCAAACCGGCGAAAAGGCCGAATCTACCCATTTTCCGTCGTCAGCTCGTCGGCGATACACTGCATCGCTTGCCAGTACCAACGCCGGCAGGTCGCCTCGCTGGGCCGAGCCTGCCCACTGCGGTCCTCGAGGGCGGCCACGCCCGTCCATGTCATCCGGTCGCCATCGCGGCCGCCGGCCAGACGCCGCCAGACCATGCGGCGCCGCTTGCGGCCGAGCCAGTTGAGCCACGGAGTCGTGCCCGAGAGACCAAGCCTGGGCTTGGAAAGGCCGAAAATCGCGGCCTCCATCTCATCGATTTCCTGCGGCGAGGGCGAGGTCGGCTTCATCTCGGACCCAGGCGGCACGCCATCGACCTCGATCGCGCCCAATGCCGCCACAAAGGCGGTCGACCACGTCTCGACGACCTCCGGAAAGCGCGATCTGAGCGGGTTGCGCAGGTAGCGCGCCTCCAAATCCGGCAATCGCTGCAGCACATCAACCGCGGCGACCAGCCAAGCCTCGACTCGCTTCGCCGTCCAGAACAACCATCGCCCCCCCAAAAGTCAAGCAGGGCAATAGGTTAGCAGAAAATCGTGGTTTGGGAAATCAGGTGGGCGGGCGGATGGTGCCGTCAGGATGTTTGGGAGGGAAGCCTGGGAGACGTAGGGGCGAGGCGGTCAGCCATCGGGGTACTCGTTCCAGGTCCGGCCGTTGAGCGCCCGCCCGGCGGCCTTCTTGCCGACGCGATACATTGGTTGAGCATCAATAAGATGCGGCCCTGGCCCGCCGTTCCATTCCGTGTCGGTCAGCGTGCCGTCGGGCAAAGCCATGACCGACCGGCCTTGTGGATCGGGATCGTCGCCTGTCGAAACTACGGGTCCCCACTCTCCCCACTGTTTGAAGAAAAACGGCACGCTGGCGGCTTGGCATTGATCCCGGATCGAGCGCACCCAATCGGGGTGCATGGGCCGGGCGGCGGCGCCCGACTCGCCGCCGACGATGATCCAGTCGAGTTTTCCCCGATTGGCTTGCGGACTTTGCGGCCAGGGATCCCGTAGCCAAGGATCGTCGCTCGGACCCGGTGGCTGTCCGAGCGGGCCAGTTGGTCCAAAGTAAATTGAGCCCAGCAATGGTTCGGCCGAGACGAACCGCACCGCCGCCGCCGTCGCCAGCAAGTGCGGGATGCGCTCGTCGGCGCGCCTCTGATCCTCGACAGAGGTGCCGAGCCAGACGTTCGGCAGGGGCCAGTCCAAACCAAAGGCGGGACGATTCAAGATTTTCGCCGCCTGTTGCCCGACGAAATAAGCGCGATCAGGATGCGCGCCATATGCTTGAATCCGCTCCGGTCGCTTCGTGAGCACCTGGAAGGTGTGCTGCGGGGCGAGCGCCATGATGGCGAAGATGCGGTCGATCCACTCGTCCGGCACGTCCTCATGGAACAGGTCGCCATGGGCGCAGACGAAGATCTGGCGCGGCCTCCTCCAGCGCAGCGGCTGGTCGAGCCATTGCTCGTTGAACCGGATCTCTCCTGTCCATACCGGACCGGCTTTGGAAGGCTGCGTGAGGCCAGCGCGCGAGGGGTGATCGCGGAGCCGCCCGCCGGCGAGCCGCATCGCGTAGCAGTTGGTGCAGCCTGGGGAGACGACGGAACAGCCCGTGACCGGATTCCAGGTCGCGTCCGTCCACTCGATCTTGGAGCTCTCACCCATCACGCCACTTCGTATTCGTATGCGTAGCCGTTGATCCTTCGACGCAGCGCCACCGTCGTCGTCACGCGAAGATGCAGCTTGCCAAACCGCTTCCCATCGGGGTCTTGCCATTCTCGGGTGTAAAAGACGCGCTCAGGATACCGGCCCGGCTTGTGGAGGCTGACGATAGTGAAGATTTGCAGACCCTCGGCTTCGGCAACCGCGATGCCTCTCCCGCCATCCGGCGACGCCTGATCTTCCAATTCGAACCGCAGACCAGGCCGCCATGTTTTGATTTCCTTTGTGGCGTCCGCCTTCTCGTCGTAGACCGTTGCCTTGTCCCATGTGAACGGGTGGACGACCTCAAGGACTTGTCCAGCCTCAAGCGCCTCTCTATTCATCGGGCTTGTCTGGGCAAGTGCCTATAGGAAGGAGTTGCCCTACCGCCTCCCAAAAGACCCTGGCGGCTTCATCCGCAGCGTAGCCCTCGCCGTATTCCACGCTGCCATCGCGCAGGTCGATCGAGACAACCGTTACTCCCTCGTGAACGAAGTGCAACAGACCTGCGTTTTCAAGCTGTGGCTTAATGGTTAGCCCGGTATCTTGAGCGAGGGCGGGAGCAGCAAGCAAAATAAGGACGGCAACAAGTGTGATCCATTTTTTCATATTCATCCTCCTAGATCGGGCGGCATGTGACGGCGTATCTGCGCTGTGGATCGGCGGTTGCAGGATGCTCTCCATTCAATCCAAGTGAGGAGATTGGGCTGGGTCACGCGCGAACTCTTAGGATATTGAGTTCGACATTTGCTTGTTGTCCCGTTTTCGTGATGCGGATTTCCGAGAACGATAGCCCTCGCCATTCCATCTTGCGGCACTTGCTGGGGCACGCAAAGCCAAGAGCAATTAGCCGCTTGGCCCTATTACCAGAGATGTTTCCCGGAACCCGCATAGTGTGTTTCTCTGTAAGAGCGCACAGAGCGATTTTGTCGCCGATCCCTACCCTAAAGATGTCTAAATACATGTCTCTTTATCCTCCTAGATCGGGCGGCCCCTGGCCGACTGGGTATACGGACACGCGCGAGCGACCGCTTGGGACGAGGCTATCCAGCCGCGAAACGCGCCGGCGCTGTCAGTAGAGTGGGGACCAGCAGCGCCACAGGGGCCATAAATTGCTTATTCCTCCGCCCGCGCGCGGCTCAGCGCCTCATCCGGGGAGACGCCTTCCTGATCAGCGATATGGGTGGCACGCTCGGCGGAATCCTTGTAGTCGCGGCGTGTTGGGCGCGCCGGCGCCCCGGCGCGGATTTCCCTGAGCACGGCCTTGGTCAGCGGGCCGACCATACGCTCGGCGACGTCGGCGACATCACCAACGTCCTGATCATCCTCGGCCGCGATCCCGCACATGGCGCAAAGCGCGTAGCGCTTGAGGTAGGTCACCGTGGCGCCGAAGCCCTGCATGTCCTCGAAGGGTCCGATGGATATGCTCGATTCGATCCACTGGCCGGATTTGTGCATGAGCCGGGTAAAGAGAACGGGGCCACGGCTCGTCTCGGTCGGCACCTGGACGAACGAGAGTCCATGTGCGCTGAGCGCGGGGCGAGCCGCGTTCAAGACCTCATCAATGGTCGCGTACTCGAACTCGTAAGTGACCGGGCCGCCGTGTTTGTTGCGGCCATGGACCGTGACCTCCCGGTTCTTGGGCGGGTTCTGGATTTTGGCCTGGGCCCGGGCGAGCGCCTTGGCGAGCTTCCCGATCTCCCGGCTGGTGCGGAGTTCGGATTCGATGATCGGCATTCCCTGTTTGTCGTCATGGTCGGTCATGGCTTATCCTTCTGTTTGGCCTTGGCGACCGCATAGTAAAACGGCCAGCTTTCCTCGGGGTGCCCGCCTTCCTTCGCTAGGAGAACAGCGGCAGCCTTGATTGTTGGGTCCACCCAGCCGGTAATCAGCACCGCCTCGTCCCGTGGCTCCGGTTTATGCTCGGTCATGGCCTCACCTCACTACGGTCTGTTGGCGCTGCCAGATGCGCGCGCCTGTGAGCTGCCGGCCCCCGGCCTTGGCATAGGCGCGGATGGCCTTGTCGAGGCAGTCTTGGGTCAGATGTTCGCGCAGCGGTTCAAGCTCGAGGAGCGCCCGATCCTCAAGCTCTCCGGTCCAGTCCGTGCGCAGCGAGGCAACCGAGCCTAAGTCGCCCCGGGTCCGGCTCAGATCAGCGGCCTTGGCGGCTGCTGCCTTCTTGGCTACGGCCGCATCCTCCGCTGCCCTGGTGGCGGTGCTTTCAGCCGCGAGGGCAGGATCCATATCGCTCGGCGTCTTGAGGGCCTTGGCACGTTCCGCGGCCTCGCGTGCTGCCACCTCGGCTTCCTCGCGGGCCTTGCTCGCAATCTCCTCGCGGGCGCGGCGCTCCTCATCGGCCTTGCGCCGCTGATAAATGTTGAGCCGTTCCTCAACGGCCTTCTTGAGCTTCGCCAGCGGCTCAATGATCTTCTTGAAGAAACCGTCGACGGCGCGACCACCCTCGAGATAGGGTTCCTTCTCGTCGATGCGGGCAGCTTCGGCGCTCTTAATCGCGCCGGTGACCTGTTTGATGAAGTCGCCAAACTTACCGGCTGTCTCATCGTCGTCGACCGAGGATGGCGTCCGGACGCCGGCCGCGAGCAGCTCGTCATGGCGGGCAGTCAGCCCGCGGTAGCGCTCGGCTAGATCGTCCCGCAACATCTCGACTGCGCTGGGCGGCAAGTTGTCGCCCGGACCCGCCGGCGCCGACTCAGGTATGGCACTCGTGTCTCTCATATTCCTCACTCCCTAGAAAACTGGCCTTGTGCGATTCAGATCAATCGGCTCATCCGGGTTTGCCCCAGGCGAGGCTGGGTCGTGGCGGCGATCCCATGCGGCGGCCTCGAGCCGATAGCGATACTCGGCTTCTGTGATGGGGCGGCGGGCACACCACGGCCAGACCGAGTCAACATCAACCCCTTTGCCGTCGCAGAGCGCACACAAAACAGGCGAGCGGTCCTGGGGGTTGTCGGGGAAGTCGGGATCCGGTGTGACGCCGCTGTAGATGCGCACGGGAACCAGCGGGCCGTTCCGCACCCGGTACATGAGGTAGTAACCCTCACGCGGCGCGTCGGCGGTCATGGCGCTTCATCTTCGACAAGGGCCGGTTTCTGTTTCGGCCCCGCCAACAGTTTGGTCGCGTGCTCGGCCACGGTGCGGCCATCCTTCGTCAGCATGAAGGGCAGAAAGACGTGCTCGAACGTCAGGATTCCCGTCTCGATCGCGGTGACCTGTCCCTTGACCCAATCGCGCAGGATCGAGTTGACGGCGATCATGCCTTGGTCGAGCGCCCATTGTTCCCAATCGCGCTTGGTTGAATGCTTCCGATATGTCCATGGGTTCTCGCGCAGATAGGCATTGGCCCAGCCTTGCGCGCTGGCGCGAAGCTGTATGTTGCGCTCCCCCCAGCGGAAGGCGAGCAAGAGGGTGTGGGTGTCGAACTCGTCCATGAAGCCGACGCTCTCGCACCCGAAACGCTTAAGGATGCGTAGGATCTCATCGCGCGCTTTGATGCCGCTGCTGGCGCTGGCATAGGGCAGAGTCATTCCTGCCTCTCTGCTATCAGGCCCTCGCGGCGGCGCGCCTCAATACGGTCTGGCGACCAATAATGCATGGCGTCCTGCATCCGTGAGTTGCTGTCCAATAATCCGCATTGGACGGTGGCCTTCTTGATATGAATGGTAAGCATCCCGCGCCGCGCCGATCTCTCCATCTTCGAATTCCCACAGAAATTCAGCGAGTTCCTTAACGCGGCAACGATAGCCAACAGCGGTACTGCGGAGACCCCTCTTTGTTTGAACTTTTGGGTCTGTATCTCCAGCAGCGAGGGCTTGAAGAAAGGCAAGTTCGCGTTCAGTAATGTCTTTTTTCATCATTCTTCTCCGGTTCATTCCTGCCTCGGGGCCAGCGGCAGAAGGCGGCGTTCTTCCATGCGCGCCCGGGCCCGCTCCTTGGCGTTGGGCCGGCGGGTGCGGGTTGACATGGCATAGTCGTGTTCATCCTGCTTCTGACGCTGGCGCTTCGTCTTGGCGATCGCGGCGACGTCACCCTTGGTCTTTTCCGTGTGGCAGATCTTGTGGAGGGCGCGCTTGTTGTCGTCGGTGTCGGGCCCGCCGCGCGCTTTCGCCCAGGTATGGTCGATCTCGAATCTCTCGTAGCGCGAGATCATATTGCCGCACCAAGGGCAGATGCCGTCTTGGCGGGCAAGAATGGCAAGGGCTTCATCGCGCGCGGTCATGTCACCTTCTCCTTGCATAGCCCGGCTAGTCCTCCGACTAGGCGCCATGAGGCGTATTTCCGCCGCGACCCCCAACAGTGGTGCGGCACGTGGTAGTAGAGGAACAGCATGTAGTCGTGCAGGGACGAGAGGTTGGTGTCGTCGGCGTGGGCTAGGGCCATAGAGAAGTCGTTGGCCAGCACGGCGCGGAGGAAATCCCCGACCGGCGCACCGCGCCCGATGTAGCCCCTGAAACCGTCCCGGCAATGCTCCGGGATATAGCGTTCGAGCCCGACGTCGACATCGCGCATGAGATCGACGGCGGCGGTCATACGGATGATTGTGCGGGCTGGCTCGTCCATGCGCTCACTCCGAGAGGGCATAGCGGACGTTGGTGATGAGGGTCGCGGGCGCGTGCCGGCGGGAGAACAGACAGCGGATGAGGCGGCGGATCATGGCGTATCGTCCTCCATCTCGATTATCAGATACCGGCCAGCTCGCCAGGATCTCAGCGGCGGGGGGAGCTTGGGCCATAGGCGCGGCAGCACGCTTGCGAGGCGGTGCCACAACTGGCCGAGGAAAGACCGCTGGGCGAATTGAGGCAGGGTGATCGGCCTGCGGCGGAGAAATTCAGGGATTTCATGGAGATCGGTCTCGGTCATGGCGTAGGCTCCTTGGCCTTGGGCGCATACACTTCCACCCCGCCGGGAACGCTCTCTGTAATCTCTCTGCCGTTGAGCACCTTAATCAAGTAATGCGCTGGGACGACTGCGCTCACTGTCGCGTCTCCGGCGGTAATCTCGATCTGCACACGGCCATCGGTCCCGACATACATCCTAAATAGCTTGGTCATGGCTTGAACTCCGGTTTGTGGATTCCTGGGGATGAGCGTGAAACGATCTAGGATTTTTGGGTCGATGCCGCGCCCTGAATCGGGATCAAATGCAAACACTGGTGTTTTATGCTTTGGTGTATCTTTGGTCATGGCTTGACACACCATGCCCACGTTCGTATTCCTACTGGATTGTCCGCCCAAGCGGCTTCTGCCTCACGGCGCATCTCCTCGCACTCCGCTTGGGTCGTCTCGAGCACAAAGGTTATGTGGTCCTGGACCGCATAGGGCGGGGAGAGACCTAGCCATATTATCGTGATGATGAGCAGGGTCATGGCGCTTGGCTCACGTTGATCGGGTCGGCACATCCCAGCGCGGCCAGCCGGACTTCCAACCCGCGCACCAACTCGCGCTGTGCTTTGAAAGCGTCGAGGTAGAATTGAAGGTCTTTGCGTCCGGCGGCCCAATGCCTGAACGCCTCACTCCAGTCCGGCGTCGACTGCGACTTGCGCACCGCCTTGTGCCGCCGCATCACTTCATGGGCGTACTCGCGGAGCTTGTCGGAGCGGCGCATCAGGCAGAAGCGGGCGATGCCTAAATCATGCTCGAGGTTTTCCCGCTCGGTGCGGGCCCCCCTGATCGCGGCCTCCCGCTCCCAGGGCGGGATCGGGCCGTTGTAGCGGCGCTCGAGGGCGATGAGCGCGTTGTGGCAGGCGAGGTTATCAGTCACATCGAATCTCCCCATGAACTCATCGGTCATGGGGCATTGTCCACCAGTTTGGTGGAACGGTCAAGAAAAAAATCCACCATTTCGGTGGGGCGCGGGCAAAAAAATATAGGTGGCCAAGCTACTGGTAGGCCGGCGCCTGATCGTAGCCGTAGTCGTTGGGGTTCGGTGTCAGCGGTTCCAGAGGGGCCAAATCCTGCGACCCGGGCTGGGACCATGATCGCATCTCGCGCTGGTCCCGTTGCTGTGTCGCTTCCTCAATGGCGCGACGGGTGCGCGCATCGTCATAACTCTCGCACAGCACGCCGCAGCTCGAGTACGGTGCCGCATACTCCCCTTGATATACCGATTGGGCATGGGCCGGCGGCGCGCTCATCGCAATGAGCACCAAGCCCGCAAACAGAAAGATCGGTTTCATGTCAGCCGCTCGCTTTCACGAGTTTCGTTGACGCATCAAGTAGGGGCAGGACACGTTCCACTTGCTCCTTGTTCATGCCTTCGATCAGATCCACCGCAGCTTGGTGAACGGGGCATCTTACTACGGCGTTGGCCTTGAGATCATCGGGCGTGATGGTGAGAGGAGGAGCTAGACGCTCTCGCCATTTTTCGCCCAAGCGCCGGTCGCCGAGTTCGAGACGGCTGATTTGCTGATTCGATGTGCCGACGAATTCGGCGAGCTTCTGCTGGGAAAGCCCGCGAAGTTCACGGTAATGCTTTAGCAATTCTCCCTCACTCGCCATGGCCTAGTCCTCACCAATCCGCCCCCGCAAGGCAACCACCAAGACGGTGGATAGCCCCTTGACGTGGCTCCACCAATGTGGTGGAGTGCGCTGCGATGAAGTTGAAGGATTATCTAGCTGGCCGGAAGGTCAGCATTGCTGAGTTCGCGAAGCGAATCGGCGTCTCGCACGAGGCCGTGCGGCGCTACATCAATCGCGAGCGGCGTCCTGACTGGGATGTGCTCGAGCGGATCGTTAAGGCTACCAAGGGCGCAGTCTCCGCAGACGACTTTCTCGACGATGAGAAAGCGGCATGACGCGGGCGCACCTCGCCTGTTGGCAGGCGCGCAGCGCAGCACGAACATAGGAGATTATGAGGGACCAGGGCTTAGCTGATTAGACGTCCTTGCTGAGAGAGAGAAGCATTAGGGCCTGGGTGCCACCAGGCCGTTAATTGATAAAGGACCGGCGCCGATCTTGGGAGGAGCGACGCCGGCCGAGGGTAGTTAAGGGGAAGCCGGCTTCCATGCCTGCTAGTTATCCACACATTCTCCCGCCTTTCACTACCGGGCTCCGGTAGCAATGCTTGCCCCAGCGGAGATCACCAAGGGGTTTTCGGCGGAGCGCGTCTCGGCCGCGCTCAAGCGGGCGGCATCCAAAGCGCCACACCGCAGGCAGTGGATCGACGAGCAGGCCGATGCGCTCGACATCCTGCCCGACACCTTCGAGTCCTACTTCTACGCCAAGACGACGCCGGGCCTGGATGCGTTCCAGAAGATGGTCGCGCATTTCGGGCCCGAGTTTGCTTCCGAGGTACTCAGGCCGACCGGCGTGGTGTGCATCAAGGCGAGCGATCTCGAAATCATCGAGTCCGGTGAATTGCTAAAGGCGCTCCGGCTCCTGATCCCGCAGCTCCGCGGCGTGCTCGAGGACGCCGAGACGGCGGCGCAGTTGAAGGTGGTCAAGAAGTGACCGACTTGGTGCTGTCGCTGTTCCCGGGCATCGGGCTTCTCGACATGGCCTTCGAGGAAGAGGGCTTTTGCGTGGTGCGCGGGCCCGATCTCCTATGGGGCGGAGATATCAAGAGCTTCCATCCGCCGGCCGGTGTCTTCGACGGCGTGATCGGCGGGCCGCCGTGCCAAGCCCATTCGCGGCTGCGGTACATCGTCGAGCATAACGGCTACAAGATCGCCGAAGATTTGATACCGGAATTCGAACGCTGCGTTGCCGAGGCACAGCCCGAATGGTTCCTGATGGAGATGGTGCCCGACGGGCCAGTGGCCCGGGTGGACGGTTATGAAGTCGATGCCCAGCTACTTCGGGATGTCTGGGCCGGCGGTCTGACGCAGCGGCTCAGGCGGTTCTCGTTCGGTACGCGCGACGGCATGCGCCTCGCCCTGGACACGCTGGCGCTGCACCCCCAGGGCGAGGTGTCGGCATTGGCCGCCGGCGGGATGCGGGAGCGGCCAGTCGCAGTCGGGGGTTCGGGGAAGCGCAAGGACCGTGGGCGGCTGAATAACCGAGGGTATCTGTCCGCGCGGACGCTCGCCGATCACTCCCGCTTGCAAGGGCTACCCGACGGATTCCTCGACGATGCGCCGTTCACGGTGGCCGGCAAGATCAACGCCATCGGCAACGGCGTCCCGCTGCCGATGGGCCGCGCCGTGGCGAAAGCCGTGCGGCGCGCGATTTCCACCGATGCGAGGGCCGCATGACTGAGCCCGACCTCCTCACCTGGGCCGAGACTCACGCGCACCGGGTCGATCCGTCCACCTCAGTTGCGGCGGCGCTGCACGCGAGGAAATTCACGGGCGGCCACTGCGGCATCATCTACCGATTACTCGCCGAAAATCGCCCGATCAAGGGCGCTGGCCTGACCTCGCTCGAGATCGCCGCCCGCACCGAGCTTTCCTACCACGAGGTCGCCCGGAGAATCGCCGATCTGAAGCACGCCGGCCTGGTGATCGATTCGGGCGAGCGGAGACGCAATCCGAACGGACGGCAGGCGGCGGTGTGGAGGGCGCGCGATGGCTGAGCCTTCCCGCCACTACACCGTCAAATCTCTCGCGGCGCATTGGGCTGTTGACGAGGAGACGATCAGGCGCATGATAAAGAAACGGCGAATCGCGCATCTCAAGATCGAGTCCTCGACCCGCATCCCCGTCGCTGCCGTCAAGGCATACGAGAAGGCAAACCTTTGTCCCGCCGCGCCCGACCCGAGCCGGAATTCAGGCTCAAGCGCATCCCCGGACGCCGATACTGGCACATCGTTTGGTCCGAGCGCCGCCGATCGAAGAAAGTATCGACGGGCGAGGAAGACTGGACCGAGGCCCGCGCCTGGATGTCTGGATGGCTCCGGCAACGTAACGCCCTTCCCGGCCCAAAGGCCCGCACCGTGACCCAGGTGCTCGATGGATACCTTGAGGAGCGGCGCCTTGCTGGAGTGCTTGCCTACCAGCGGCTTGTAGAAGCAACCAAGCCGCTCAAACGCCATTTCGGCGCCATGGTCCCGGACGAAATCACGCCAGCTTCTATCGCTCGGTACGACCGGGCGCGCGGACATCTGAGCCCGTGGACGCTCCGCAAGGAGAAACAGACCTTGCGGGCAGCCCTCAGATGGGGAGAGCGGGCCGGCTGGTATCGACAAGCTCCGGAGGTGCCGCTCGGGCCGATGCCGCCGCCCCGCGATCGCTGGCTCGACACGGGTGAGCGCCAGCGGCTTATCGATGGCGCCAGGGCGCCGCACGTCCGCACCTTCATCATCCTCGGGCTCTATACCGGGGCGCGCAAGGGAGCGATCCTTGGGCTCCAGTGGCCCGCGGTAGACTTTGACACCGGACTGCTCACCTATGTCGACCCCGACCGACCCGAGACCAAGAAGCGCCGCGCCACGATCCCGATGCCGAATGTGGTGCGCGAGGAACTACTACGCGCCCGCGTGCTCGCCCAAACCACCTATGTCATCGAGTGGAACGGGAAGCCGGTCAAGGACATCAGACAGGCGTTTGCGCGAGCCTGCCAGCAAGCTGGGCTCGTGGGCGTGACGCCGCACGTCATGCGCCACACATGCGCTTCGATGCTGGCGATGAAGGGGCGCCCGCTCGACGAGATCGCCGACTTCCTCACCATCAGTCCGGCGACGGTCTACAGAATCTATCGGAAGTTCAAACCGGACTACTTGAGGGATGCGGCCGCAGCCCTCGATGAGAGTGCGCCATGTGGCGCACTAATCCGTGAACAGGAATCGAACTCGGCGGAAAAATGATGATTCCTCGATCAGCCAAGTCGTTGAAAATCATACGATGCGGGTGCTGGTCCCCGTGCCGTCGGGACGGAGGGGGAAGGCTTAAACCCTCTCGGGCACTCCAATCTTTTCAAGGGCTTAGCGCCCATTCCCGAAAATCACCGGATCGATTAGTGCGCCATCTGGCGCACTATAGGCGCGCTGCAATGGGCGAGGCGGCCTGAGATGTGGGTGCCGGTTGATCCAGGAGAGCGATTCAGATGGTGGGGCCGACGGCGGCACCGGGCTGGCTTGTTTATCGGTCTCATCCTCGGCTTCCTAATCGGCGCCGCCATCTGAAAGCCGCAGGGGATTCGACGCTGTTCATGCGGATCGAGGAGCACAAGAGCTTACGGGGTGTTCCCTCCCGTAAGACCCCCGAGAGGGGGACTACCCTTGACTTGCCGGGGTTCGGACATGGCGACTCGCCGCAATAGAGTCATGGTAACGGGCTATGCCCGAGGCAACCGGAGGCGGCCGGCCCCGGCCTTTTTCTCCGTGCTAAGCGCCTGATGGACCCGACGACGCCGACATTGCCGCGCCCCCACCAGGGCATAGATTACCGCCGCACTCAGCGCGATCGCGCTGAGTGCGATTTCTACGTTGAGCCCGCGTGGGCGGTTGAAGCTCTACTCGACGTTGAGGGGTTTGCAGGACGAATATGGGATCCGGCATGTGGCGAAGGCACGATCCCGAAGGTACTGGAGGCGCGGGGTTATCTGTCGGTCATCGCTACTGATCCCATCGACCACGGCTATGGGATAACGGGAGTAGGATGGGACTTCCCGGCCCTCGACACCAGGGGGATGGAACGCACCGACCACATCATCTGCAACCCACCGTTCAAATTAGCCGAACCCTTTGTCCGCCAGGGGCTCAAGCTCGCCCGATCCAAGGTGGCGTTGTTGCTGCGCCTTGCCTTCCTTGAGGGCCAGGCCCGGGTCCGGCTGTTCGCGGAGACCCCGCTTGCCCGGGTCCATGTCTTCGCGCGGCGGGTCTCGATGCCGCCTGGTGGGCAAGGGATCGAGGCCAAGGGCGGCGCCGTGGCATTCGCTTGGTTCGTGTGGGACCACGGCCACCGTGGACCGCCGACGCTCCACTGGCTCAATCCAGTCAAAGGGGCGGATCTGTTCACGGAGCCGCGCCCATGAACGGCCCCACCATCCGCTGTATCCAGCGCGAGACGGCGATCGCCTTCGATGTGCCCTTGGATGCCATGACGGAGCGAGGGGCTACCCGCGACCTTACCCGCGCCCGACACGCGGCCATGTATTTGGCTCGGTGCCTGACCAACAAGAGCTTCCCCGTCGTGGCCCGATGCTTTGGGCGCGACCACGCGACCATCATGTACGGTGTCGACCGAGTGCGGCACTTCCATCAGCGCGATCCGGACTTCAAGCGAAGAATTAACGCTGCGGCGGAGGCAGTAGCCAAGACCGTCAAGTGACATGCCCAAGCTCGCCTACATCAAGGTGTACTTCGACGACTTCGAGGCCGCGACGGCTCTCCTGCCGGACGACCGAATCGATGATCTGCGGTGGAAATATCTGCGGCTTTTGGTGAAAGGATCCTACGAGCACGGCAATAAGATCCCGGCGGTCGACCGAACCATAGCGCGCCTCTCTGGCATAGAAAGGACGAAGGGATGGCGGAAGGAAGTCGCTTTGTTGCGGGGATTCTTCGTCGAAGAAAACGGCTTTCTCGTGCAGAAGCGGGCGGGGATCGAACTTGAGAAAATGGCGGGAAACAACGTGATTCAGTTAGGGATGGGGGTGCGTTTGCCGAGGGAGGGTGGAGAGCGTGACACGAGGGTACACCATACCCAGAGCCAGAAAGGAGAATCCGTACAGG